CCGGAAACGGGCCCTTTTCTTCTGCCAGCTTTTTAGACTCGTCGTGGGCAATCTCCTGCAGGAAAGAACCTAGCTTCCTCGCCACATCTTGGGACTCTGTATAGGGTATGCGCATCTTTAAGAGTAAGTCATGGTATCCTACAAAGCCTAAGCCGAGCTTCCGAGTCTTTAAACACGCTTCCTTTATGCGATCGTCGCCGCAGTCCGTTAGGGGATAAAAGGTAACCTCATAAACATTGTCCAAAGCTCTCACCATCACGCGTATTGTCTCTTCAAGCTTGTTGTAATCCACATCCTCGCGCTCTTCGTCAAAATGCGCTGAGAGGTTGATAGACCCTAAGTTGCACGCCTCGAACTCGTAAAGAAGAGCTTCGCTGCAAGGATTTGTGATGCGTAGATCACCTAAGTGAGGAGTTGGATTTTTCTCGTTTACCGCGTCGAGAAAGATGACACCAGGCTCTCCGTTGCGCCACGCTCCACGGGCAATCCTGAGAAGAAGCTCCTTTGCCTCGACAGTCTTGACAACCTTGTCGTGGAAGCGAAGCTCCCAGGAGTCCTCTCGCCTAGCCGCCTCCAGAAACGCGTCACTTAAACCAACAGAAAAATTGAATGTCGACAACACACCCTCCTCCGCTTTAGCGTCTACAAACTCCAATACATCGGGGTGGTAGTCTTCAAGTATCGCCATTTGAGCTCCTCGGCGACTACCTCCCTGTTGTATCGTGGCCCCCATCGTATCGTAAACGCGAATAAAGGAAACCGGGCCGCTAGCGATGCCGTCACGATGCCCTGCAGGAAACCCTCGTGGGCGTAAAAGGCTGAAGTTATAACCAACACCCCCGCCTGCAGCAAGAATCTTCGCCGACTCAGCAAGGGTCTCGAAGATTTCGGAGAGGGAGTCGCGAGGCATCATGGCGAAGCAATTCAACATTGTGAGACCTCGGCGATCTCCCTCAGGATTCGCGGCGAAAAGGATGCGACCGCCGAAGATGGCGCGTCTCTCGTTAAGGATGTTGAAGACTTTCTGTTTGAAACTCTCGCTCCTGTCGCCTTCGGGCAAAGCCAAAGCTGTTGCTACTCTCCGAAACATGTCTTGAGGCGTTTCGTTCGGACGAAGATACTTCCTCTTCAATACAAACGTGTCGAACATCTTTACCTCCCTTCAACCAATATTCCGTTGATGACAAGACGATTTCTGGGTATGTTAAAGGCAGAGCAGGCCTTACTTTCCACGGACAAAACGGTGAGAGGTACCACGTCCGCACTTCGAAACAAGCGAAAGCGCGGCTTCCCGAAGAGGTGTGTAAACTCCGGAAGGGCAAAATACATGTCGCCCGATTCTACGGTTGGTGGTAATCCGAAAAGCGTGAAGAGAAGTGAAAGGCGATGATCAAACGGCCCAATGGAGACAACCTCGCCGTTCTGCGCAGCGCGGCAGCAGGAAACCCCCCTCAAAAACGCCTCAACCGATTCGCGACGAAAGCGGAAAGCGGCTTTAGGCACAACCTGGAGATCGATTTCGAATGGTAAATTCAAGCTTTTTTTGTACAGGGTGAGAATAACCTTTGTACTGGCTGTTAGGGAGTAGGAAGTGCGATTGTCCTCAAGGAAGCGCAGTAACCTGTCGCGAAATGGCCAAAAAAGGTCTCGGTTGAGTATGCGAACTTTATAAACCTTCTCGTTTTCGGTGGCGCCGAAAGTCAACAGACCGGCTGCAAAAGCGAGCTCCCAAGGTGTTTCGTCCGGAACATCTGGCAAGGGAGTAACATGCAATCTTTCACCTGCGAGTGTACTCACTGCAATGTCATCAATCCTCTCTGCATTACATCGTATCTCGAGGCCGTTGGAAAGCTTAACGTGGTTAAGGACAAAAGCCTTCGGAGTTAGGTTTAAATCCTCAACAAAAAAGCCGCCCTCGGCGGTCGTGATCAACATACCTTTACCAACGAGCATCACGCACCTGCCTCCACAAAGTCTTCGAAGGAGACTAAAGAGAAGAGTTCGCGAATTAAACAAAGCACGCAAACCCTTCCCCAAATCTCTCGGGAAAGAACCAAGTTGCGAGGCTTTGCTGGAAGTCGGTCAAAAACGCTCTTTTCCATGAAAAGAAGAATTTCAGGGAAGTAAGAGCGGGAGCAAACAAGCAGGGGATGTTTGCCTACTTTCTTTGCCTCCTCGCTTGCTTGCTTCCACCACTGCTTCCCTTGGGAACTGAAAACAAGAAGCGTGAAGTCTTTGACTTCAACGTTTTTGCACTCTACCACAAACGGAAAGAGTTGCTCCTCCTCATGGAGCAAACAAACGTCACCAGGAACCTTCTCCCAAGAGCCTGACCCTCTTGTACGAACGAACTTATGCTTGCTCCATTCGGTGAAAAGGGCAGCAACCTTTTGCTCAAAGCGCTGCCCTTTGCGACGAGAATACCTTCCCGGCATTAAACTCCCCTCCTCGTATCCCAGATCCAAACATGCAACCGTGGGGAATAGCGAACACCGTACTTTTTGCAAATCTCAACTACGGTAGGGGCAACTTTCAAAAGTTCAGCCCTGGACTTTCCTCGGGGCATGAAGAGGATGTTTTGCGGCCTAGCCTTCATCTTCTCTACTATTCCCAACGCCTCTTCGGCGTCTCTCTCTGAACTTATCACGAATTTGAGCTGGTGATCATGCGATTGCACTAAAAAGTCGAGAACGGAAACATCAGGTGGGAAATCGGGCGACATAGAAGAGAGCTTCGGGCTGATAGAGAGAAACGCGTTCACACGAAGAGCAATTGTGCCGTTTGTTTCAACGGTAACGAAATAGGAGTCCTGCAACAGATCACACAGGTGTACAAGTTCTTCCTGCCAAATAAAGGGCTCCCCTCCTGTGATAACCACATCTGGTGATTTCAAACTCTGTACTCGTGCCGCAAGATCCTCTGGAGCGAGATCTTCGGATTCACAGGACCAGGCGTACTTGGTGTCGCACTCCTTGCAATGTAGGTTACACCCGCAAAGTCGAACGAAGATGCTTGGCATTCCCACACGAACACCCTCACCTTGTATTGACTGAAAAACCTCAACGACTTTCATTTTCAACCCCCATCAAGGCGCGATATTCAATGTCCCACGGAAAAACAACCCAAGATTCAGAAGGAACCTTTTTCGCAAAAACTTCAGGCAAGTCGGGCCTTTTGGTCAAGAGAGAGGCGGTCACGAGTTCACGGCATCGCTTCTGCAAGGAAGTGCTTACCAAAGACATTGTAGCACCGCTATCAACAATGTCATCTACAAGCACAACGACGTCCGGAAGATCGTTCACATCACGGTAAAGAAGGGGCGTTTCGCCGTGTAATCCTAAAGCTTCGTAAAAACGAACACCGACAAAGTCAACCTTCTTCTCGAGGAGCTGCGAAAGAATGAGCGCAGGAATACCTCCCGAGCGAAGGACACCAACGATAAGAAAATCGCTGTCGAGCACGCCACGCTTCTCGAGCTCGTTATAAATCAGATAGATAAGATTGTCACAGAGTTTCAGCACATCGTCGAAACTAAACACAGTGAAGCTTGCGGGACACGGCAGAAAAGTAACCTCGCTTCGCGGACATCTCAGCGTGTACTCAATACCTCCGTCAACAAGAAGCGGCGGTGTAAAGAGCGCGGTCACGCTGTCCTCGGTCTCAGAAATAACGAAGCCGCGCCTTCCTTTGTAAAGAATTTGACGATGCATAGTTCACCTCCCGCTGGATCCAAAACCCCTCTCTCCTCTAAACGAGCTGTCGAGATCAGGAACCTCTCCTTCCTGAAAGATGACCTCGGGAACGCGCCTCACTGCGGCCTGCACAACCTTATCACCCTTTCTAACGCGGTAAGCCTCGTCAGTGTGATTGTAAACAATCACAGTAAGCTCAGCAGTGTAGAAGGCATCAATAGTCCCCGGGTGCACTTGCAGTCCCTTACGGCCATAGCTCGATCGAGGGCGAAAACACATCTCCCACCCCGCAGGTATCAGCAAACGAACACCTAAAGGTACTTCGGCGATTCCCCGCGGAGGCACTTCGACATCCTCCGCAGCGAAAAAGTCGTAGCAGGCATCGTGGGAGTATGCCTTGACCGGAGCCTTCGCGCCCTCTCGAACCTTTTGGTAAACGATGACAACCTTGTCCATGACAAACCTCACACATCACCCACTAGAGCTTTTATAAAGTAGACGTTACGTTTAACATCAATAATGTAAGACTCATCATCGACGACTTCAAAGGGGTCAAACTTCACGGATGGTATCTTGTTGACGTTGGGCAACATCCAGAAAAAACCTGCGTGCCTTGTGTGTGTCCAAACAAACGAGCTGTCCATTGAGCGTACAAACCCGAGTTTGCTGACAGCCAGAGCCTCAGAAACAGAGTTCATGCCTAAACAGTGTACGGTTTTGACATTGGTCTGTCGGCGGAGCCACGAAAGGAAGGAAAGACGGTTCATTGCACGCTGTTGTGAAAGCGCAATTTGGGATTTTGTTTCAAAGTCGCATGCAAAGGGTACACCTATAACGTCGACAGCATCCTTTATTGCCTCGTAACATTCCATCATCGCTCCGAGAGTTTTTCCCTGCACAACCCCCATGATGCGAGTGCGGGTGCGCAGATCAGGAGGGAAGTTCTTAACGAAATTCAAGGTCCGTCTCACAGTCTCGTCAGCGTCGTGAAGAACATCGGGTGCGACCACTTCCTGAGGCTTTAGCTCCTCAACCAGGGAATATAGAGTTGCAGCGTCTAAAGGCTCGCCCCTTTCGACAACGCCGTTGTCGAGTATGATAAAGTCGCCGTTCTCGCGCGAAGTCTTGAAGTAGCTCGAGTACGCAGGTAGCTCCAAAAGGTGCGCCAAACAGAGTTTTATTGTACCCAAAGAAGTAATCTCATCAAGGTAGCGTATAGGGCAAATAAACGCGAATCTCATCTCCTCCTCCTGATAGTTGCAAAGGCGTCATGATGGTGTATAGACTCTTCACTCCTGACCCTAACCTCAAACTCACACACCTTGAAACGTTCGTCTACAGCGTCTGCAATTCTCGAGGCCAAATCCTCGACGAAAAATGGCAGGTCCCAGCATCTCTTCGCAATTTCCGCTTCGTCACTTCGCTTTACCACAGGATAAGGTCGCGGCGCAATCTCCAGGACAAGGTCGATAAGGTCTTCAAAGTAAGTTAGTCCCTCTGATTCCTTAACGGAGAGCCAAACAAACGCTCTCTGCATGTGAGGAGCGCCATAACCCTGTGAGATAACTAAGCTCTTGGAGCACGGACACGTTGATATAACCTGCACCTGCACCGTAGTCCACCTCTCGATCTCCTCTCCAAGGCGGAGAGAACCGCTGATGCCGCACGGAAAGTACAACGGACCTCTAAAACCTGAAACAGGAGCAACAAAGTCGCGCTTGAAAGGGAAAGCGACTGTGAGCATGGACTCGTCTGCCTCTTCGGCCTCGCAGAGAGCAGGAAGAACGGTCTCTAAATAGTCAGGCGCAAGCAAATCATACTTCAACAAAACTTGAGGGATGCGACTCATGTTGATGCCCCTCTGCCCTACAAGACGAACACCGGCCTTAACGGTTGCGACAACTTCCTGCGCGTCGTCGCTGTCTCTCTGCAAAACCTTTAAAGGCATGACAAAGTCCTCTATACCGACGAGATCAATCTGTCGATTCATCGGTGTGTTCTGAATGTCGGGGAAATGCATTCAACACCTCCTGCTCAATATCGGCAAAAAGAGTTGTGTCCTCGTTCAGAGCGGCGACCAAAGCATCGCGCCCCTGAAATTTTAAATCACCAAAGTAGTAAAACGCACCGCGTCTTACCACAACCTCCGAAGCGATCGCCTGTGTCGCAAGGAGGTCAACTTTATCGAAACCACGATCAAAATACAGGCGCACAGTGGCCTCCTTGAATGGTGGTGCAAGCTTATGCTTCGTCACTCGAGCAATGATATCAATGCAACCGTCCTCGCGAGGTAAGCGCCGGGAAAGTCGGAGTATAACAGAGCTGTAAAACTGCAACGCAGAACCGCCAGGTATGGCATCACCTGGAGTATACATCATCATCTTTACTCTCTTCTGATTGATGAAGAGGAGCACAGCTTCTCTATCAGAAATAACAGGTATCATCCTGCGCAAATACTGCGACAGCATCCGCGCTTGCGGAGCGATCGAGCTATCAGTAACCTCTCCCTTAAGCTCCTGCTCCGTAACCAATGCTGGTACGGAGTCCACAACAACAAGCGCTGTGCCTTCTTCAATCAGATCAGCGGCGACCTCCAACGCTTCCTCTCCACAGTTGGGCTGAGAGATGATCAAGTTATCTATTTCAACGCCAAGCTTAGCTGCCCACGCAGGATCAAGAGTATGTTCCATATCGATGTAGCCGCACGGGAAGCCTTTCTTTTGCGTTGCTGCAACTGTTGCAAGAGCCAAAGATGTTTTACCGCTTGAAGTCTCACCATAAACTTGACAAATGCGACCTTTTGGCCATCCTCCAGCCAAAATAAAGTCGATGGGCAAAAGCCCTGTCGAGAGTGCTTCGAATCGTAAGGGACGCTCGCTCAAGGTCAGAACGGAGGAAGCGTCTTTGCGACGCTTCCTCACCCTTTGGAGGATTTCAGCGACGGTGCAACCCTCACTCATCTTTAGCCACATCTCCCTTCGACATCAGCTCAGTCAAGCACGCCTCTTGGAAGGGGCAAGTAGCGCATTGTTTCTTCTCAACGCCAAACGATCCGAAGCACTCAGGGAGATCAGGTGGTGCAACTTTCTCCTTTTGCGTTGTGGGTCGCACCTCTTGAGAGGAGATAGTGGCTTGTTCGGAAACTACCTCAGGCTCCTTGGAGAAGGGCAGAGGCTCCTCTATCGGAGACAAATCAAGAGCCCTTCTGAAGTCCTCAAGACTCGGACGGAGGCTTGCTAGATACTCCTCAAGATCGGGAAGATTCTCGTATTCTCTCAGCTCCTCCTCGCTCAGGGGATCAGGAGCGATGCGGAAGCTGCCGTCTCCCGAAGCTTGAGTGACGAACTTCACGTCGTAGTCTGCACCGCGACCTCGTTGTACTCGTAGTATCTCAACAACACAACCGCTGTCGAGGGAAACAAAATCGTAGTGCCATCGTTTAACCTCGCTCACAAACTTCTCCTTGGTCGAGGGTGAAACCTCAAGAGTGCAGATCTTCCCGTTCGTTTCGGACGTAGGTGTACGATCAATCACCCACACAACAAACCTTCTCTTCGCTGAAACGCGGCGGGCAGCTTCGGAATTTCCCTTGGCCGCAAGCCGAGACGCCAACTCGCATCCCGGACATTCGGGTGTCAGCAAGCACTGCGGCGCCTTGATGAAGTTAGGCACCGTGATGTAGTCTTGGAGAAAGTGACGATAAACCTCGACGAAAGGCAAATCAGGGTCGCTTTTACGCGGCAGCACACGCACACATGTCCTCGGCGCAGTAAGGCGCAATGACGGATAGGTGCTCGTGCTGCTCTCGGCGATGAAGCGATCAATGTTCATTGTAGTTCCTCCTTAGTTTGGTTTTGGACTAACAGAATTATAAGGGAAACGGCGCGGAGCGATCAATGCGCCATTTCCATCTCACGACGGAAGTACGCCCCTTGCTGCACCAGAAGTATTTGCTTCATCTCAAGGGAACGTAAAACGCCTTGAAGAGTCTGGACGCGCCGTGTCATCTTCGCAATCTCCTCTTTCCTCCTAACAAACTCTGGCTGCGACTTAATCTGACTTTCCACCTCACGAATTGTACCTCCCCTCTGCGTCTTGAACACCAGGTAACACTCCCCTTCCCACGATTCCAAAGCAGCTTGCATTTGTGAGAGTTGCTCTTTGTAGTGCTCCTGCACCATCGATAAGTACGCGTAAAGGGGAGGTAAAAGGTTCATTTGCCGTTGTATATTGTTCACGTCGGTGCTCTTCAAGGCGTCTTCCAGATTCACCAAAACGCTCTCGTCGAGCGAAACCAACGACCGCAAAGAGTCGAGGATACGGTTTGTCATCACGCAGCCTCCTTGATTTCAATGTCGACAACTAGAGGCACGTCAAACCACGGCTGCCGCTTAAGCATTTCCTCCTCCATTATTTGCCGTACCCTTTCAACCTCATCATTAGGAGCTTCGACGACTATCTGATCGTGCACCTGCATAACGGGGCATGCTTTTAAGCCCTCCAGCTTTAACCTTCTGTAAATTCTGATCAGAGCGTAATTCGTGAGATCTGCAGCTAAAGACTGACACGGAAAGTTTACTGCAGCACGCTTAACCGCCTCAACAACTGCTTTTTCGCTACTTTTTGCGTGAGGAAATCTCCTCTTCCGGCCCAAAGACGTCTTAACAACACCATTCTCGAGTGCCTCGCTAATGACGCGGTCGCGCCACTCCGCCGCTTTCGGAAAGCGACGGAAGAGCTTATCAATAATCTCCTGCGCCTCCTCAGGTGTGATTCCTAACTGATCGGCAATCGAATACGGACCTCGACCGTAGATGATACCAAAAACAACGGTCTTCGTTTGCACGCGGAGCTCCTTCGTGACCTCTTCAGGCTTTACGCCGAAAATCTCGCATGTCAGCTCAGTGTGGATGTCGCGACCTCTCTCAAAAACGTTTAGCAGGTCCGGATCTTGGGAGTTGAAACCCCACGCACGCACCTCTATCTGCCCGAAGTCTGCTGAAACAAAGGAGTGTCCAGGACGCGGCACGAACAAGGAGCGTATTTCTGTTTGCCGCGGAATGTTCTGTAGGTTAGGGTTGCGGGATGCAAGGCGGCCTGTGTTATGAGAGATGAACAGATTTGAAACGAAAGAGTGTGATTCGGGAACGGTGAAGTCAATAACGACGGGGCGCTTACCCAACTGTTCCACACGCTTGAGCGGAGTAAACACTTTGAAATCAAAGCGCAGCATTCTCTGTTTCCTGAATCCGTCGTTGAAGAGGGGGGCAAAGCCAGGTGCAACATGCAAGCGTGCACGATCGCCACAGGGCTCGAGTAGAAGCAAGAAGCCGAGGTTCGCCATCAAAAGCTGTATTTGCTTCGCGCTAAAAAGGTCGAACTCCCAAGGAGGATCCCCGGGAAGTGCTCCGAGCAGAAAGTTGAAGAGAGCTTCCCTGCTGCACCGCCGCAAGTCGTGAAACAGCAAGACGGGTGAAAGGTCGAGGCCTTTCAGCACATCGGGGGGAGCAACAACGGTAGAGGATCCCTCGTCCTTTTCGAGGCCCTCTAAAACAGCAAGAGCGTCTTCAGAAAGGGTGAGTGCGGCCCCCTCTCTACGCTTACAGTGAAAGTAGGCGGCTCCGAGAAGCCGCATCAAATCCGGCGGTAGCGGGGAAAAGCTCCCGCAGTTGGCAGCGCCTATCTTCAAAGCAACAAAGTCGCCCTCGCAAAGATCCTCAGCGCGGACGAACCCCTCCCTACCATTTTTGATTGCCCAAACAGGGTGCTCGCGTGTACATTCTAGCTCGAAGCCCTCTGTGGTTGTAAGACGAATCACCTCGCGATCGCAGGCCTTGAAAACGTGAGATGTCTTCTCCTTCCCGAGGAGGGACTCAACCTCAACCTCAAAGGGAGTGAATCCTTCCGGGAGTGAATCAATGTCGACAAGCTCGGAAACGAGACGAAAACCGTCGCTCGTCAAAATCAAGGTTTCAGGTGTGACACAAGCTGTCCCGTGTATAAGGTAGTCGGTGTGTATCACGTTTAAACCTCCTTCCGTACGAGCTCGTTTCAGTAGTCCTTCTATATACGTTGAAAACAATTTTGACTTCTCTCTATACTCGAGAAGGAGCTCGAGCAGACGTTTGACATCAGCAGCGGCGGCTTTTTTCAGGAGAAGCCGCAAGCTCTCCTCATCGGTTGAATAAGCTCCTCCTTTCGTTTTTTTGACGGGTTGGAGACCGATCCACTCAAAGAGAAGCTCGCGAAGCTGCTTGGTAGACTGCGGATTGAAATCGAAAGGTTCCTCGTCACCTAACAGCTCCTCTAACCTCTCAAGATTAGCCATGATTTTATCGTCGTCGAGAGACGGAACACTACGGTCCCTCAGTGCAGACAGAGCCTTGAGAGCCTCTCGAGCTCTCGGTAAAACAACAGCAGGGTTCGGCCTCGCACCCTGCAAGCGCGCGTTTTCGAGTAACGAGGAAAGAAACTCCTTCCAATGCTGCAGTTTCGCCTCAAAGTAGCGCCTCCGGTATTTCGAAGCAATCGCTTCAATGTCATCGCTTATTTTCTCCAAATCTTTCTTGAACTGCTTGCGCATTTCGACAAGGCGGGCAACATCGAGAACAACACCGCGAAGTTCCATATGCAACAGAACTTCACTCAAAGGCATTGTTATCATCCAGAAAAGGTCGTCGAGCTCCTCCTCGTGGAGTTTCTCTGACAGCATCCTGTAGGCGCGGAGAGTCACATCAGCATCGCACGCTGAGTACTGGTAAAGAATTTCAGGATCAATCAAACCGTAGTGCTTCTCATCCTTACGAAAGTCGAGAACGTCGTAAGCTCTGCGAAGCTCCTCCTCGTAACCAGCAAGCGCAGGGTCTATCAAGGTGGCCAGGAACTTCAAGTCGTTCGGAGTGTTTTCATCAACAAGATGGGAAGCAAGCATTGTGTCGAAAATCGGCGGAGAAACGTCTACACCCAGAGTCAGCTTGAGAACTTCTCTGTCGAACTTACTGTTATGCGCTATTTTCAGGTTCAAGGAGCCGAAAACAGAGCGTAGCTCCGGTAACAACACAGACCACTCCTTTTGCGACCAAAAGAAGAACTCTCCTTCCTGCCAGAGAGGTAAAATCCATCCTTCGCCCTCCTGGAAGGAGAAGGAAATACAGAGAATCGCCGCATCAAAGGGGTCAGTGCTGGTTGTCTCTGTATCAAACGAAAAAACGGGAGCTCGCTTCAATTTCTCGAAAAGGTCAAGCGCCTGATCAACAGTTTCCACCACATGCGCGATCGTAGGTGGAGGAGGAACTTCGTAGTTATTTTGGACGAAACAAGCAATGCGCGAAAGGTCACGCTCGAAAAGACGCGTGAGCTCCGGGCGGCGAAGAAGAGCAGCAGGATGGAATGTCGGGAAAACTTTGCACTCAAACTCTTCGGAGTCGTAAAACGATCCTCGCTTCGCCGTGATTCCCTCTCGACTCGTCAGAGCGTAAAGAGCGGTATTCCCCATCGGAACCAGGAGCTTTCTTGGAAAAGCCCTGATCTCCTTCTCGAGAAGCTGCCGGCAGCGACGAACCACATCTCGGGGTGGTGAAGGATTACCGGGGCCGGGCCAACACTTTACAGCATTGGTGATGTAAACTTTATCCAAAAGTCCGAATCGCTCTAAAAACTTCCTTAAAAGCTGTCCCGACTGCCCTACAAAAACCTCACCCTCCTGGTATTCGGTAGCTCCAGGAGCTTCGCCAATCAGAACAATTGGCGACGTGGGGTCGCCGAATTCCTTAATCGAAGACTTGAAGCGGTAAAAAGGGCAACCGTCACAAATGCTCACAACAACACCTCCTGAGCCTGAAAAGCGGGGTTTTTAGCTGTCGGTTTCCTTATAATAGTAAAATGCACAACAGAGGAGGTTTGCAATGGCCGAAGTAATCGTCGATAGCGTCACGCGAGTAAAACTTGAGGACTTACCACTACAGCTGCGACAAAAACTGTTGAACAAATTTACGCTTCCGAATAAAACATATTACATCCTACAAAAAATGGGCAAAAAGGCGCGTGTTCCTAAGACCATCATTTGCTACGTCCTGACACGTGAATATTTGTTACTGCCGCGCTTCTCCTACGTTCTCCTGCAGTCTCTCGGGTTCAAGGTGAAAGAGCAATTCGCAGAGGGTGAAGCTGCAGTTTTTGGAAAACTAAACTACGAACTGCGCGACTACCAAGTTGAAGCGTTAGAAGCTGCTCTAGCCGCTGGCTTCGGTGTTATAACAATGCCACCAGGCGCGGGAAAAACTATAACAGGAGTCTCACTGATCAGAGAACTCGGCAGAACCGCTGTTTGGCTCGCACACACTCGAGAGCTCTGCGACCAAGCCGTCGAGCAGCTTTCCACAATTGGCAAAGTCTGCCCCTACTACAAAACGAAAAGGATACGCGGGGAGCCCATCATTGTCACAACGGTACAAAGTCTTTACAGCGGAGTCCCACCTGAAATCGAGGATGCGGGCGTGGTAATCCTTGACGAAGCGCATCATGCCCCAGCACGCACGTTTGTAGAGGTGCTCTCGCAGTTGCGGGCAAGGTACAAGTTTGGACTTACTGCGACACCAAAACGCTCTGACGGTCTGACCCCCTTGATGAACTGGACGTTAGGTCCTATAATCTACAAGCTGGCGCACGATCAACTTCAAGAGCGTGGGCAACTAGTCGCCCCGAAGGTAGTGAAGGTCGACACAGGCGTCCTACCCCTCTTCGCTGAAGATTACACACAGTTAGTAAACCTGCTTTGTGCGCACGAACATCGCAACAAATTGATTATCAAAACGATAGCTGAACACGCGCGGCACTACTGTTTGGTCTGTTGCGCTCGCATCAGTCATTGCAATACATTATATAAAATGTTAAAAGAGAAATATCCTGACATCAGCGCTGCAGTGCTCACCTCCAAGGTTCCTGTCAAAATAAGAGAAAAGATTATGGAACGTTGGAGAGACAGAAAGATCAACGTCGTTTTTGCAACAACAATTGCCGAAGAAGGGCTTGATGTCAAACATCTGGACAGACTCTTCCTCGTTTACCCGCTGAAGCCGGGGAGGAGACTGACACAAGCGGTCGGACGTGTAATGCGCCCGGCAGGAGGTAAAAAAGATGCCATCGTTTTCGACTTTGTCGATCCGCAACTGCAAGGTCTCTTTGAAAGACGCTGCACAGCTTATCAAAAAATCGGGTGTGAAATCGATCACTCTTGTTGATCTCACGCCCCTGGTCCTGCGCACCATTTTCGGTCGTCCTGAGAAAACAGCACCTCAAGTGGTGATAGAAACCGCAGAAAAAATCGCGCAGTTGCAAAACCCGATTTGTTTTCTCGACTCACGGGTCTCTTTGAGGAAACAGGAAAACAAGAAGTACAAAGAACGAAGGAAACTTCCCGAGGATGTCGCGCAGAAAGCGCATAGGTGTATCAAAGGACTGAAGGGGGTGCTGCCTGAACACTTTAACGTTCCTGTCGTGAGCGCTCGCGGTTACGAAGCAGACGACCTCATTTGCGCTTTTTGCAAACACCTGAAAGAGTTGGACAAAACGATAGTGTCTCCAGACAACGACATGTTTGCGTTGCTAGATGAGAGAACGCGAATACAGAGACCTGACACGATCTTCACCCTTGAGGACTTCAAAAGCAAGTTCGGTGTTTCCCCCAAAAAGTGGATTGTCATCAAAGCACTTATGGGAGATAAAAGCGACGGCGTGAAGGGAGTTTCGGGAATTGGTATCAAGAAAGCACTTAAAATGGTTAAAGAACACCCTGATGTCCTGAAGGAGTTGGACGAGACACAAAAACAAGAGTTTTTGAGTGCTCTTCAAATGGTTGAACCGAGGGAGCCAGAAATGGTCTTCGTCTGGTGAAAGGAGAGTGTCATGGTTCTCTACTTCGCAGGTATTCCGGTTACAAGTGTCAAAACAGCCGAGACTGATGAGATTCTAGCGTTTGAGGAATTTCTCCCCGAGAAGATCGAGTTACATCTGCAAAAGAAGTCGCACGAACCATACAAAAGACCCACTGTCAGGAAACGTGCGAAAGGTCTCGGCGAGATCTGCTATAGAGGACTTACACTGCTCTTCTTCACAAAGTCTCCGATTCTCTTCGAAGATGCTGTGTACACCTTCGAGCCAAAAGCAAAGCAGGTCAAGCAGACTACGCGCGGATATAACTATCTGAGCGCGGTGCTGACAAACGCCTTTTACATCAAATACAAAAAGAATCCGCGGCTCTTTTTCGGTAAAAAACATAGACACATTGTAAAGGAGCTACAAAACGTTTTAAACGACCGCTTCGGCGGAAAGACAGAAGACTTCGTCGCCTTTTTCTTCTCGCAAGACTTCAGCTGGACGAAAACAGGGCTGCCGTTTGTCACACAAACGCTCGGGGAGAGGACGCTCGAGACCTTCAGTCAAACACTACATTTTCTCCCGCGCGCTGACGCTTTAGTTGCTCGCATTTACAAACAATACGGAGTTGAGTTGAACCCGTACGACCCAAATTTACTCCCTTTACTGAGGAATGGAAAGGAAAGCGCCTTCGTCGAATTCCTTCGCAGTTGTGGTGTTTTCAAAAGAGAGGATCTGCCACAGCTTCTTAAATCATTCCGCTTCAAGTGAGGGACGCCATGTACCCGGAGTCTGACTTTCTGAAAAGCAGAAAGGGCGTTTTTTCCGCGAGGTTCGAGGTCATCAAAAACAAAATACTCGAGGAGGCACAAAAGTGTCCCCTTTGCCGAGGTCTTTCGACCTCCTGCAGGTGCTACGACGAGAAGGTGAGAAAACTCTACGCAGCAAGAGCCCAAATCCCGAAAAATTACTGGGGGTTAGAAGAATTTGAAGAACCCCCTGAAAGGAGCCTCACGATCTTCTCATCTCTTGACCAATCCGAGAGACTAGCCAAAATCTCCTTCGGGGCGTTGCATTCGGGGAAGACAGTAATGATGCTCCAATTCTATGACCTGGTTAACGTTTTAAGGAGAGAGCGCTCCGAGGAATCAATACGCGGGGAGATCGACTGGGTTTTCACACTTGATCTGCTAGTTATCGCCAACATACCACTTTCACTTACAAACTTTACAACGGAAGCGTTGTCGCTGAAGGGGTATCTCGATGGGAGAGAAACCTTTTTCCCGAGTGTTTTAGAAGTGAGACTTCCTGACGAGGAGGTCGAAAGAGAGCAACTTGAAAGGTTCCTTTTGCGCTACGGAGAGATAGAGGTGCAACATGGTCGGTAGCGTAGAGCTTGAGCGACAACTACTGGCAGCACTTCTTCGGACCCCCGAAATAATTCCCGAAGTTGAGGAAAGAGTTTTCACGAACGTTGTACTTCACGATATCTTTATTTGTATAAAACGCTACTACACAATCAAAGGTAAAACACCAGATAGCAAAACTCTCGGGCTTCTGCTGAAGTCGTTCGTCGAAAACACAGAAGCGCATCTTGAGGTCTTCGAGAGGGTCAAAGAGGAGGAAGCTGCAGACCCTGAAATCATTCTGAGACACCTTAGAGAGCTCGCTGACGGCAGGAGACTATTCGACGCAGTTTCTCAAGCGGCGCGATTGCTTGCCACGGAGCAAGTACAGGAGGCAAAGACTCTTCTGAAAGAAGCGCTCCTTGAGATACAAGAAGGGGAAACTCAAGGAGCTGACAGAGGGGAATATGTTGAGGACTTTGAGACACGTTGGCAAAACGTCATCGACAGAAAGGAACATCCTGAAAAGTACAAAGGTATCCTTACAGGGATTCCCCTGATCGACAAACACTGTTTTGGGCTTTGGCCGGGGGAACTAGGGGTTATTTCGGGAGAATCGAGCGCGGGCAAATCCTTTCTCCTCTTGGAGATCGCAAAAACTGCGTTTTTGGCGGACAAAAAGGTGCTCGCCATAACAATCGAAATGGGAAAGGAGGCGTGGGAGAGAAGACTGGATGGTAGGCTCACAAAAATACCTATCACCTTCTTCAAGGTAGGCGAACTTTCCGAAGAGCAAATGAAAAGGTGGAAAGAAACGGTCGACGAAGTGAAACGAAAGCACTATGAGAACGGCGCTCGTCTTTGGATCGTCTACATGCCACACTGTACTCCCGATGCCATAGAGGCTGAAGTCGCGAGGCACATTCAGGAAGGCTTGGACCTTTTGGTTGTCGACTATCTAAACATGGTGACATGGCCAAGACGCGCATGGTCAGAACAGCAGGAGCTGGGAGAAATAGCTAAAGCTCTACACGGCATCGCAGGGAAGTATAAAATACCTGTTTGGACGGCTGCGCAGAAGAAAACAACGGAGTATCGCAAGGCAAATATGGACCTGACGTCCGTTGGCTACTCAGCAAAAATCATCCACGTCGCAGATGTAGTTGTCGGAATGACATATACGCCCGAAACAGGGGAACTTTTGGTTTACCTTTTGAAACAAAGAGACGGTGTCGCTTTCGTAAAGGAAACATACATACCTGACTTTTCTATCGGACTGTTCGACAAGAGTTTGATTTAGAGGTTTTAGCGATGATCACTGCAAACGATCTGAGGCGTTGGGGTTTCAAAAAGGTGAGGGAGGGACGGAAGGAAATAACAGCTCTTTGTCCCTTCCACAAAGAAACTGAGTCGAGCTTCTATATAAACAAAAGTACAGGCCTTTGGTACTGTTTCGGTTGCGGAGCCAAAGGCAATCTCTCTCAGCTCTTCAGAAAACTAAACATTGCAGCAGCACCGTCGAGATTCCTCCAGGAAGAAGTACAAGATGAGGTCATCACAACCATTGATACAAGTGATTTTGTGCCCTCGCGCTCACCCTTCTTGCGAAGGTTCGGAATAATGTACTGTCCATCAGGGAAGTACGCAGGCAGACATGCCATTCCAATCGCACCTGGTGTTTTCGAACTTCGAGACTTTACAGGAAAAATGCGTCCTAAGGTCATCTGCGTGCCCGCAGGAGTTTCGCTAAAAGGATTGGTTTACAACCTGAACAGGGTTTCACCTGATCGTCCTCTCTACATTGTAGAAGGCACTAAAGATGTTTTAGCACTTATTTCGGAAGGAGTTTCAAACGTCGTTTCTGTTTTCGGTGCGCATTTGCATCAGGAGCAGGCAAGAGTTTTGATCGAAAAGGGCTTTACAAAGTTTATATTTGCCTTCGACGGCGATACGGCAGGATTGAGCGCAACACTGCAAGCGTTTGAGCTGTTAGGAGTCTTCGATCCGCTTTGGGTCGAGATCCCCAAAGGGGAGGATCCCGCCAGTATAGCACAAACCTTCACCTCTCTTCCTCACAAGCCTGTTGCCGCTAACCTTCCGCGTATAAAAGAAAAACTAATCCAGGAAGTCTTCAAGGCCAAGAGACTCGCAAATCCGTCTTAAGCTCTCGAGTCCGCGGTTCAGATTTGAGAGATTCCGGTCACCCAGCTCCTTGTATGTGTGAGGACGATAACCTCTGAGTCCGAAACGTCTCGCTACGGCGTCGCACTGCTCGGGAGGAAGCATGTCGAGCAGGATGTCGACCTGCACTTCGCGGTCGATCTCATCAAAAAGAAAGTGTTGTACAACCGGCTCGTCAACGAAAAAACCATCGTCTTCGTCTTCAGATGGGGAAACTGTAGTCTGCTTACGCGCCTCCGCAACCGCTTTAGAGACAACACCGCGTATACGATAGTTAGCGTAAGTCTCGAAACCGCTCTTCCTAGCATCGTAGTTTCGCGCAGCCAGTATAGTGCCGATAGCACAAAGCCCTAACCACTCCTCAGCACGCCCACCATACTTTAAGCGGCAAAACTCCGCATATTTATACATCAGCGGCACAACACTTTCGAGAAAACCGTCGAAATTCAAAATGTAAAGAAAGTCGATCGCTCCGGAAACGCGCATCTTTACAAGCTCCATGGTTGTACCGCAGCCTCGCTTATCTTGTTTGGCACACCCACAGCAACCCACCTGATGGTAAACGTTTCGGCAGAAGGCTCCCAGCCTCCGGTACTGAGGCCAATATGGTGGACCCAAAAGTCAACATAATGAGAAGTTGCTCCAAAAGTCACTTTGGCAGTTACGTTAATCAGGCGCCCTTGATTGTCAGCGGTTGATGTCCAAATAATCGGAAGAGTTAAATGTCCCATGCTTGCAGTCATTGGGGTTTCTCGCAGATTGGAGTATGAGGGCAATCCTCCCTCCAAATAAAACTGCAGCAGCGGAGGAGCCCAGAAAAGGTTGACTCCATCCTCCGTACCGTCAGAGGTCAGGTGAACGCGAGTTGTTGGTGTTGCCTCCTGTGTTGTTACTGTACAGGTGCCTGAGACACAAATAAGAGGTTGTGGCAACACATTTTGCTCAATTCCGCCAACCGTGGAGAGGTGTTTAGCGAAGAGGGTTGGTAGAATCGCACCTATGGGGCGCAAGTCCACGACAGAGGCGGTATAACCTCCTCCTGAAGACTCTACGGTAACTTCTGCAATATACAAGCGATCTTTCGCATACGGATCGTACGCTGTGTCGTACAGAACCTTCAAGGTGTACCTCAAGTTATTGCCTGGAGTTGTCAAGCTCGCGTAAGGGGCAGAGACGTAAAAGTAGTAGGTGCCTGCGTCGAGATCTGTTATCTCTGTGTTGGCGACTTCCGAGAAAACCATCCCGTTGAAAACTACAACATCGTCGCCTTGAAGTGGAGTCACACTAACGCTATTACCAAATGCGCTCACACGCAGCGAAGATGTGGAGGGGTTTGACGAAATCAAACGAGGAACCTGCGACAGGAGCTTAAATGCATTTACGAGTTCGGTGTAGTAGGGGCCACCAAGATGTCCCCAACTTTGGAATCCGAAGAACGAAACCTCACCCGTACCGACAGTACCAAAAATGCGGTAATCGGCGGGCTGAAAGATTGTAGAGTCCGTCGGAAAGGTTATCTCACTTCCTGTCCACTGCACTGCACAAATCGGGAGTTGCGACTCCGCTAAAACAAAGTCCTGTGTTTTGTTGAAGTAGCCGTCACTATCAATGTAAAGAAACCACAAACCGCTGCTGTCGCTACTTCCGAAATAGACTCGCGTGTTCCTGACGTTAGTAAGAAACTGCCCGTTGACAACGTAGCCATCGTTCTCTTCAAAATTGACGTTCTGAAGCTCGACGTAATACTCAGGTCCGTTGTTTATCACAGGCTTAAGGTAGTCGTACGTTTCGTCGCTACGCTTTATTGCAGATGGGATATGGAAACGCCTCTGATGCTGCGCTAGCAGCTCAGCGTCACCGTAGAGAAGCGCCGAAGCGAACTGCCTGTCATCAGAAGAAACTGTGACCACAGTTCCATCCCACTCTAAAGTCGCTAACTGCAGATACCCCTGAGATTTCAGAGCAGTAACTTCCGACGCTGCTGGATCTGGCCCTAAAACGCGAAACTCATAGCTGTCGTAAGCGCGAACATAGGTCACCTGCTCACTGGTTGGGAGGGGACGCGGGTAATACTCACCCGACTTATAGCCAATAAAAACGTAGTAGACTCCAGGAGCGTCAAGAACTGGGTCGAAAACCTTTATAAAACGTCGCGAGGGTCGCCCTGGAAAATCATTGCCAGTGCTATACTCCTCGGACATATCGACGTTCGGGCTTGAAAGAGCTTCAGCATAATTCTCAGGAACGTTCGTCGGTTCATCGGGAACCCAAATGCGCCGTGATCGCCCATCAACTTTGTCGTACGCTATGCCACCATAAACGCTAATAGCACGCGGATTGTCAGCCTCAACATAAACCTTTAAAGGCTCGCTCTCATGTCCTGGTGTCGTTCCCGAATCACGAACTACACCAGGGTTTTGCAAAAGGTCGTACCGAGTCTCCTCGATCGCCTTTGCTTTTGAGTCTTCGATAAACTGGAAGTCATCGCTGAGATAAAGCATTCCTGTAGAAAACCTAGCTCCTTTCACCTCAAACAACCTCCCGCGGCTTTATGAGACGACTAAAGTCGTCAAAATTTGGGATAGCCTCTTTCCTTTTCTCACGTATCAAGCGCTTCGCCTCCCTAGGAGACATGCCACAACGCAAAAGATACAAATAAACGACCGTAGGTGACCGAGAAACACCGGCGCCGCAATGCACTAACACACGATGCCCCTGGGAAAGTAAACTGGAGAGTAAAGACACCGCTGCGTCAAGCATTTCGGGTGGATTTTTGGGAGAGTCCCAAAGAGGCACCTTAGAGTAAACAATTCCATTATTCTCGAACTCCCTGGTCGCAGGAAAATCCTCTCTCTCCAAGCAAAGGTTCAAAACAGCGGTAATACCCGCTTTTTGCGGGCGATCTCCCTGCGCATCCTCATAATTACCGATGGCAATTGCTCGAGTTATCCAATCCATGCCCTGCACCTCTTCCCTTAGTTTGAGACACCAATATAAACTCCCGAAAGTGATCCAAAATGTGGTGACCTTACCGCGATAGAGCATTTTGCACGGTGCGCAAAACGGTTTCAACACTGATAGAGCGCATACAAATGTTCTGACGGTTTCGGGGGCAACGAGTAAACCAATCAGGTGTCAGCCACCAACAAGGTTTGCAAACGTTGGCACAAACAGCAAAGTGCTGAGGGTACCCGAAGAACGAAACGGGAGTAGGGCCGAAAAGAACAACGGCAGGGGTCTGCGTTGCGGCTGCAACATGAGCGACTCCGCCCTCTATAGTCACAACAAGAGACGCGTTTTTGACGACCCAAAACAGCTGTCTGACAGTTGTTTTATTTCTCAGGTCTATGGCACCTTTGATTTTATCAAATTTACCCACACCTACCTGGACCGCTGGGAGTGGTAAAAGTTTAACTAAAGACTCCCACCGAGAATGCGCCCAACACTTCGTTTGCACCCTCTTTATAGTGGGATCCGACTCAGGTGCTACAACAATGTACTTTTGAGGCAGGGCAAACTCAGAGGAGAAGTCCTCAGTAACATAAAGCTCCGGCGAAGGCTTGGGGTCCAAACCCAAAGATAAACTTTGCACCTCTAAACAATGATACCCCAGATTGCCAAGAGCGTTGTTTCCTTCGAGGAACCTGTCAAACCAGCCTTCCCACTCTCGATGCCACCTATCTTCGTCTACAATACCGACGAGTCCAGGGCGTTTCCACTCTTTCGCCACATACCGTACCTCATAAACAATGTCGAACTCTCGTCGCAAAAACTCGACTGCCTCGCTGTGGGAGAGACCACGAAGTGTCCTCGCACGAGCAACGAACGGATTTCCCTCAAAAACGTCTTCAGCATATGCGGCTGCGAAAGCATGGATCTCGCGGCCAGGGAGTGCCTTCGCGAGCTTATGTACAAGATCTGTGAGGCGAATCGTATCGCCCAAACCACCGCTTGTATAAACAGCAACCCGTCCTCCAGGCAACTGCGCGAAGCTTCTCTGGGAGAGCTGCTGCGAATAAAGGTACATGTCCGTAAAGAGGAGAGGCGGCGCTTGCCACAATGCAAGCAGGAGCGACGCGCAAACCTCCCACGAGGGTGTTTTCAGCATTGGGAGTTCAAAGCGTAAGGCCCTATCTACTACCTCTACAGGGAGTCCGCGCCCTAAAGCGGCGAAAGCGAGCGGCAGCATAGTTTCGTCGGTGACAACAATACGAGATGCACTGTGAACAGGTGAAAAGCGACGAACCTCCTTCTCTCCGGCGAACAAACGCGGGTGGGGGCCAGGAGGAACAACTACACAAGATGATGCACCGCTCTCAAGAACTTTGAGCTTCAAACGTGTGCTTGGAACCGCAACTACACGGTTTCCGATAAAACGTCCGGGATGGAAAGTGTAAATGATTTCGCCAGCAATCCTACCACTGGCATCGAGGAAGATCTGCGGTTTTCGGGAGGTTCTTATGGTGCAACCCAAAGATTCGAACGCCTCAACAAGTCGGGGGAAATAAAAGCGCCAAAAGTCAGAGTTGTCGTGCCCCAAATAAATTTGCACTGATTTCCCTCCACGCATGTTCTGCTTTAAAAGGTAAGTCTTGGCAGCGAGAGCAGTCTCTCGTGCAGTCGTTGCAAAAACGTTGATTTAGAACAACCAAGTTAGGCATCTCGTAAAAGGCAAAAGGACGCTCCCTCACAAAAACGTAGGTAGGCACTCCGCTGAGAGCGGAAAGAACCGCAGCAAAGTTGTAAAAGCCGAACGCGACCGCACAATGCGGTAGAATCTCGTGAAGATCTTTGACATCGGACTGCGTGTGAAGAGGCGCCGGTAGTAAGGGGTAGTTACCAGCTTGAACGACAGGTAGTGGTGAATTGAAGCGAGAAATCTCCCCTACTTCGGAAAGGCAGAGCAAAACAAAAAATGTCTCTTTCCGCTCGCGAAAGAAGGGATTCTTCCCTTTGTAATAAAACTCGAAAAAGTTCGAAACGCCTTTCTGTCGCAGCTCCGCAGCAGAGGGCAAAACGACATCAGGAGGTGCTTTTGGAAAACGCTTCCCTAAAAACTCAAGAAAAGGACGGGAAGCTTGTATCAAAGAATTCTCAGGCACTCTCAAATATTGTACAAAGTGATCCTGCAATGTACCGTTAAAGCGGTAAACCCTGCAAAAAGAGTTAATAACTCGCATTTTACAAAAGCTCCAGGAACGCGTCTACAAAACGAGACGGTGTGAAAGAACGAGAAAAATCGAGCGCGCGTGAAACCAGTCGCGAGCGCTCTGCATCGCTCAAATTATACGCCCTAAGAAGGGCATCTTTCACGGCATTCACATCAACATCAAAAAACGGTTGCCCTCTGTAATAAGGCCTCTCCAGCTCAAGAGCATACTCACGACGGAGGGGGAGAGATGGGACTACTATCGCACGGTCACTCCTGACGATCTCGTTTTGCCCGGTCGCGTTTGTTCCCAAAGTCAACAACCCTGAAGACATCGCCTCTAGATACGGAAGTCCTAGGCCCTCGCCAAGGGATGGCAGCGCAAAAACACCCCGCACATCCCGGCTGACAAAAGCATACTCTCTATCCGGTAGTAACTTCCGCGGCACTTGGTAGAGGCGCGCTATCTTTTTAGGGCCTAAAGACCGCTGGCAAAGCAAAATAGGCACTCGAAGCCCTATCTCTCTCTTAACTCGCTCGACTCTCTGCGCCTGTCGCGAAGTGGTCTTCAAGAGGATGCAAACATCATCATTCGTATTGAAAACACACGCTGCCTTCAAAAGGCGGTCCCAACCCTTACGCAATATCAAATCTCCGACAAACAAAATGACAAACGGGCGTATGTTCTTCACGAACAGAGGCGCATTTTCGGGGTTGAACAAACTTCGGTCAACAATCGGAGGCAAGACTGCAATACGGCTCCTGTCGACCCCGACGCCGCTGAAAATCCGTGCGACAAAGTTAGACATGACGAGGACCTTGTCGAAAAGGGAGAGACGAGCGGAGCTACCCGGAGGAGGGACGACAGACTCGCCAAAAACAAGCGCGAATCGCGGACGTCCTAGAGGGAAGACTTCAGTCGGCGGTGCAATAACTAAACCTGGAGCGTTGTCATCAGGAGGGCGGACCAAATCGTCAAAAAACCCGCTCCCCGTACCGATTGGAGATAACAATACCTCAAAATCGCGCTCGAGAAGTGCTTTCACAACAAGACGTGAGATTTGACCGTAACCCGTCGGGCTGTAAATCGGACATCGAACGTTTATGCGCACGGCAAAACCTCACTGCAAGGGAGTCCACTGTCCTACATCACCATCCTCTATAAGACGATACTCAACTTTCACAAAGGAGTCAGGGGCCCAGTAAACAGCATCTGGGAAGCCGCCGTCGACACTCACCTCGACCGGCTCAGTAGCAAAGGACTGTAACGGTAGCTGCAGCGACTTGGGAATGAATCCCTCTAGCGCCTCAGAATAGACGACGAAAAGGCGGTTGCGGGGGCGAAGCTGCAGCGATGGGGTCACCGCCGTTGTTGGAGTAGCAAGCTCGAAAACCTGGTCGACGCTATTTGGAACGCAAAATACTGCAAAGAAAAGGCTCACATTCTCGTAAAGAAGAACAAGATGCCCGGACGGAAGATAACGAGAAGCAACCCATACACCCTCGCCAACCTTGACGGGCGGCGACATATCACCAGGCCCGCCGAAGCTGAAATAAACAAAGCCATCTTGGACAAAGGCAACGAAAAGTGTATCCTCCCAGTAGGAAAGCGCTGTGGAAGTGGCAAAGTTTGGAAGTGTAAGAACCTTTTCCTCAGCACTCCAAACGTTGTTCTCGAAGGAACGAAGGTAAAGACCGTCACTACGCGTATAGAGGAGTCGATAGCAGTTAGGACCAACAGCCAACGACGGCGAACCGCCGCTGCAAATCTCGCTGAGAACGCCGTCGAAATAGGCGTTCAAATTCCCTTCTCTTTCAAAAACAAGAAGTGTTTCGCAAAGAGCAGGGTGCACACCTGGTGAAACTTCAACACCTTGGAAAGTGCCATCGTAGGCACCGAAATAAACTTTACCGTCCGCACAAAAGGCACACCAACGCTCGTCATCGGAAATCTGCGGACACAAAGCATACTCTGGAGCTGTTCTGTAATCGGCAGTTACAGGTAAATTCGAATGGTAAAGACGAGAGAAGGACATTAGGCCACCTCGTCGAAATCGATTACCATCGTCTCCTTCGAGGAATTGACACCAACACCACCCTCAGGTGATGTGACAAACGCGGACGTGGGGAGAAACTCGAAGTTCAAAACCGCATTGTGTGGTGTAACTTTGTTTGCCAAATCGGCAATAAGCTCCAGCGGTGTACCGAGATCGGGGTCGTAGAAAACCTGAACATTCACAGTGTTGCGGTGTTGCTTCCGCGACTCCGCTACACCTGCTTCAACTATTTCACCGTTGTCGACATGAACAGGATCTCCTTTATCGTACGTCTCGAATCCCGGACTAACGGTGTTGCGATATAAAACCAGCCCCGTATCGTCAAGCACAACACCGACACCACTATTGTAAATCTTCGCATCGACAACACTACTAATAGATTCCACAGTCTCCTCCTCAAAGGTCACAAAATCGCTCGTCCTAAAAATTTGGGAGGAGGTCAGGAAAAGAAAGCCGCTCTTGACTACTGCCGCAGCAACCGGCGCAAAAGTAAGCGAAAAGTCGAACGAACTCGACTCCCCAAAATCGTAAAAAGTTGCTGTGTTATCGTCAAACCAAACTAAGACCTTATCGTAAAAAGCTGAAACACCTCTCGGTTCTTTCGCGAGACCCTGAGTTGAAACTATACTACCATCTTCCAACCTGGCGAGAGCAAAGGGGGAACTTTGTATCGCCCAGATACCACGTCCATCGGAAGCATCTGCAATACCTAAACACGTAATTCCTGTAGAAGAAACTTGCGAACCTCGAACAAAGTAAAGATTGTTGCCGTCAAGCACATAAAAGGATGTGTCGTCGACACAAACCAGCTTGTCTCCTCCAACGTTGGCAAGCGTCTCAAAACCGGAGCCGCTGAAACGTAACAAGGAGGACACTGTCAAACAAAACACAAGATCGCCAAAGCCGTCTAACGACGTTGGAGAGCTCGGAAGAGGATAAGAAGTAGTTTCCGTCTCGCTGGCGAAAGTCACGCTATCAGGCGAAGAAGACGCTATCCAAAAGCCTCGCGGCCCGAAAAAAATCGCACGAGGAGTCCCTCCGGAGTATTCCACAGCAGTGTTCCAGTTGAAATCGCCCGTGTTAACGGTCACATCACCGTAACCGATGCAGTTTTGACCGTCGAGGCATTGCACTTCGCGGAAGTGCTCGTAAATAAGAGGATGAATTCCTGTCAAGGCGGCAACAACCTCTTCCAAACCCTTCTGGGTCATGGGAAAGCGGGTGAAAACCTCAAAAAGCTTGCGCAGCACAAAACGATAGAAGTCTACACTCCACCCCTCCTGCTGCGAAACTTTGACGAGAGAGCCAAAAGCGGAAAGACGTCTTGTCAGCGCAAGAGAGAGATCATCACGAGTAGCAGAAATCTCCCGGGAAGCAGAGGCAAGAAGCTCGCTGAAAGCGCGCGCGAAGACACCAACGTTGCTTCCCCGGAGAGTATAATACGATGTGAGAAGATCTTCAAATCTGTTAACGAAATCAGCTGAGTCCAACTTCACACCTTACACAAAGTTCACGTGCTTTGGGTTCTCCTTTAGTATGTATGAGATAAACTCGTTTTTGTCGTCCATCCAACACGGAGGACACGAAGCTGTTGGAAGAGCATCTTTAACGCCTCGCCACAGGCAATCAGGGTCAGTATAACTCCCAAGAGGAGTGCTAATATTCTTCAGAGCGCAACACGGGTAAAAATTGCCGTCTGCGGCGAGCGTAGCAACGAACAGTGGATAATAGCACTTCTCCGTCTTATGCCCTCTCCATGGCTCGGTGAAACGGTGCTTTAAGGTGAAAACACGGAAACTCTTTGTCTCCTTAGACTCGACCTCTTCCAGGAGCTCGAGAACGTTCTCAACAAAGGGCTCCAAAGTATGATGCAACTTGCCGTAAAGAGGTGTAAAGCGAACGTTGTCAACACCTAAGCTGAGACCGAGGTCGACAAAAGCAGGTATCTCGTGAAGGTTTCTTGGTGTAACAACAAAGCTGAGGCCGATAGTTGTTTCGGGGAGAAGGTCGCGAGCCTTTTTAATACCATCAATCACGCGTGAAAAAACGCGGGGGGAAACACCGTGCACGGAACTGAAAACCTCAGGGGAGGCTGCGTCAACAGAAACGCGAATCCATGACGCGCCACCTAAATACTCAGCTACATCTAATAGATGTGAGCCATTCGTAACGAGCGCAAATTCCAGCCCCAGAGTCCGTGTGAAATCTAAAAGTTCCTTGAAGTGAGGATAGAGCGTGGGTTCTCCTCCTCCTGTGTACTCAACAGCTTTCAGCCCTCGCTTAGAGGCAAAAGATAGAAAATCCTTCAGTTTTTCGAAACCAAGCATGTTCTTACCTGTAACACCCTGCTCCCTGGTTGAGCAGTAGAAGCAATGAAAGTTACAGGCGTCTAAGAGGTCGGCTTGAACAAAAACAGGAAAAATTTCGCCGCCACTTCTCAAGGTTTTCAACCGTTCCAGGTGGTGGGCGACCTTGTACGGCGAATATTCCTCGAAATTCATGGCTCCCTCCAAAAAGCTTCAACGCTAGCTTCGCAAACTCGTAGAGATTTTAACCCGACAAACACGTAAAAGTCACCCGGGAGCAAGATCTCAGGTGCGACGGCGAAGTTCACTCTTACAGTATGTGCCTCGAGAATAGCAAAAGAGTCGGAAAACTCAGGGCCGACTGTGATCAAAATACTTTTAGTGCAAGGGTTCGAGAAGCGGATGTGAAGAGACGAGAGTATCCATGACGTAGAGCCGTCAGGTTTTCCGCGAAAAATAACGGGTTTGAGGATGGAATCCACCCGAGGCGGTTCCATCCTCAGCTTACGTTTGGAATTACGCGGTTTCGCCTTCAATTCTGATCACGCCGGAGTTGTTGGCATAAGCTGCGGCTCCGGCAGGAACGTATCGGCAAAGCCAAAAGCCCTTAGCGCCAGCAGTCGTGGACCCAACTGTACCGAGGAAAACGCCGTCGGACTTAGCAGTTGGGTGAATCCACGCCGTGGTCGTTTCCCCTTCGCCATCATAGGCGGGAATGTCCGAAAGAACGTTGGACTCGTCGTTAGACTCGTCGCGTGTTTTGATGAAGATGATGTCCTCAGCAGGAGTCTCGCTAGCAATCCAAACGTAGACGTTGCTCAGTATTTGAGAGCCAGCTGAGTTGGAAAGACCGACAAACACCTTCCTGTACTCAGTGTCGCCGTTAGCCGCCTCTTCACCGGAAACGTCGTCCCAGAGAGCGTTCTTCTCTGTACCAATCGTGCTTGCAATGCAGGTCCCACCGTAGTTATCGGCTGTTTCATCCGTCACCTGTGGGTAATAGAAGAATATGTCAGTGGCAGCAATTGCCATGGCTGAAACCTCCTTTTATTAGGTTGCCCGCGAATCGGGCGTCTGCTCTTCTGCGGTAGTACTACCGCGTTTTTGTATCCGCAGAATGATCTCATCTTTATTTTCCGTTACCTGTGCCCAATCGCTCAGCAGGTCCTTGAGGAGGGAAGGTACAAACTCTTGAACAGCCTGTTCCTTAGCATCGTCCGGTAGAGGCTCTGCAAGCTTGTTTCGATAAACAGGAACGACGTATTTATTCTGAGCGTCGCCGGGATCTCTCCATGCAGGCAACTTTACAGTCGGATCGAAGAAGTAGATCGTACCAGTGTAGAAGTCCTTGTGGGCACAAAGGCAACCAGTGTCAACCCAAATATTGAAACCATACCTCAATGCCTTCCAACAAAAGTAGAGATCTGCGGTCATCCCTCCGACAATCTTGCCGTTGATTTTCATCCTGTGAACAACCTTAAACCACGGTGGGGGTATCTTTTTGAAAACTTTGGTCTTCACTAATGTAGCTCCGAGACCGGTGCCAACAACCTGTATCGGTTTGCCCGGCTCGTCGTACCACTCGGTGTACGGTCCTCCCCCAAAACTTTTTAGGATTATTGGATACGGAGGTTTTTGTTTGGAGAAACAGGTTGCTGAAACGATATCTACATCTAGTGCCATCAACCTCTCCAGAGCATCAACTGGGGTCAGAACGTCATCCTCTCGGAAGTACACATAGTCTGCGTCCATTTCAAGTGCCTTACGCACAATCATGTTGAGCGCTTCGTCCAGCGGTTTCCCTCTTACAACAAAATAATAAGGATGGCAGTTGACGGGAGCTACAGTGCGGAGAAGGTTCAAAGCGAAATCAATGTCGACATGTCCGTAGGTGGGAATTCCTACCAAAACGCCCTGCTTGAACTCACCCCTGAGCCCGTATTTCGGCTCTTCCAACTTTTCAGGCAACTTAAATAGGGGCTCTTCCTTCCATTCGACGAAATTTGCTTGGCCCGACATTGACGCCTCCTCAGCTAGTCCTGAACATTTGCTCCTTAAAAAAATTATAGACCAAATGAGGGCCAAAGTCAACCAATAATCTCCACAACTACAGTGCGTGCCCTAGCATACTCTTTACTGCCTATAAGGAGGAGGCCGCCATCGCCGGTTTCGACATCGCCTGTATAGTGCTCAACTTGGAAAGTAGTGAAAGGAATTAGAACAGCGTCAACGCCAGCAGTAGCCTCTGCAAGGTAAACAATTTGAGACTGCTGCACGTCCTCACCTAGACCCAGCGAGTTTATATACTCTGTGACTGCATTGACCACATTAGTTGCAACGATATTCGGGTCGTAGCCTCTAAGGTACGAGATCTTAAAGGTCACATCTACGTCGGCAGGGTACGCCGCTTTAACCACTGAATCCGCAGTTAATATACGATAGGAGCTCGAATCGAGACGCTCCTGCAACTCACGTACCTTCGGAATCCAAACATATCTGACTTCGACCTTAGTTCCGTCGGGGACGGTTTCACCAATCGTAACTCGGTCGAGAGCATAAACCGAACGCTCAAAAATTCCGGTGTCTCGCGAAACCGAATAGTCGTTTATAATTTCACCAGTAGCACTATTCTTGACCAAAGACACATCGACTAACGGGCGATGCCGAGGACAAAAGGTGCGCGTCGAGGACGAAACTGTGAAATATTCGACCGCCTCATCTGTAATCTCAATTTGCACCCAAACATCCGCACCGCCCTCGCTGACACGCCGTAAGTCCTCACCGGAGTCTTCCGCCGTAACAACTTTACAACCCAAAACCTCCGGATCGGTGCGGAGAAGTTGTTGCAACCCCTCTTTGGTGCCAAAGTTTATCCCTCTTAAAACACCAAGTCCGCGATTTCGGAAAGCATCGTCACTTTCCGTATCGCTACCGCCCGAGGTTGGAGTGAGGTTGATCACGCTAAGTCCAGGCACTGCATTATCCAAACTCAAGATCGTCGTTATGGTGTTCGCACCAACGTTCGATGCACTCCCCGGCTCGACTGCAACGATGGGGCAGGACTTCTCATACATGCCGAGATCAGAATTGTACAGATCGGAGTCGCTCGTAATGATAACACTCTGCGTTGTTTTAAAAAGAACTGCAGGTGAGGTTAGAGAGGGTTGGGTTGCAACAATCGTTCCCGCAGGAATAGTAATACCTTCAGCAGGAGGAGAGGGGTGGCGGAAGTAAACAGCGCCCGTTGCTCGTGTTCCCGGTAACCTGAAAAGTCCAAAATTGCCCAAAAGCTTGTCAAGGTCCTCACCTTGAGCGGTTTCGATCGACTGCGCTAACTGCAAGCTGCGAAGATCCTCATAAAGAAGGCTTAAAAGGTAAGAGGGAACGTCAATGATGACATCACGAAAGAGGGTCCCCGGTTCCAAGTTTGCGTTGGGTAAAGACTGCAAAATAAGATCTTTAAAGTCCTGAACCAAATCGTCGAAGGTTTTAATCGCCATTCAAACTCACCTTGACCGTAGAGATTTCCTTACTTCTTATAGTAACCCTGATTTCCGGACTTCTCGGGTCTTTTTCAACAACTTCAACGCTCACAAGCTCACGCAAAACCTCGTCGTCGGCCAAGCTTTGTCCTGCAGCCCTCTGGTTCTGCTGATTCAAAGCGATGAAACCCAAAGCGCTTTCAACCTCAAAAACAACATCCTCTTCGGAAATCGTTTTGCCGATAAACTCGCGCAAACGCGTACCATACGCCTCGTGAAAAACATTCTCCCCTCTGAGTGTCAAGAAAGCTTTGCGAATCTGTTCGAACAAAAGTGGCAAACCGTAAAGACGAACAACTCTACCCTTACCGTCGAGAGAAAAGTCGTAGTAGTAACCAGTGCCATTACACCTAGGACACTCATCAGGTGAGTATGTTTGACCATCAACAACGTGGTCACACTCCAACGTCATGCCAATGTCGAAGGTACCCTCACGATCAAAAGGAAGAGTAGGTGTTGTGCCAGTAATAGAAACTGCAGATTGCGGCGAACGATAGAAAGCAATTTGATTCGAAAGCCACCTTTTTGCCATTTTACTTCGCCTTCGTGGTTTTGGATGTTGCCTCTATACTGCCGACCTTTAAGTTTCGTAATGCCTGCTCGAGAGGGACGCCCACAGGCGTCTGCGCCGGTGACGTCAAGCCTCCTGATGGAGGCGCCGTATGTACATGGCTGCTTAACAACATGCGAACGACCTCATTCCAATTTATCTTATCGCCGTCAAGCGCTACCGTTTTGCCGTTTGCGTCTCCAAGATTTATATCATCACAGACGACGGTTAAGCTTGAAGAGGCAACTTGCATCTCCCTACAGGACATTGTCACAGACCCATCACGAGAAATCTCGAGATAAACCCCGTTACTTTGCGTAAACTCAACAGTTCCATCCTTTCTTAGTACAAACCGCTGTGCGAAGCTATGTCCTTCATGCTCTCCACGTACTCGCAAATCCAAAAGGGGAGGCACCGAAGGGTCTTTTAGCTCTCCAGAGCGGAGTCGCTCCTTCACCTCCTTGAAGAGAGCATCGCGAGCACGATCCACCTCCTCCGTCGGAGATGGTATCTTACTGAAGAAAGAGGCCAAAACGCTAGAAACACCCTTTAGAACCCTCCTTCGCAGAGCAAGGAAACCGCGGTAGAAGCGCTTGAATTTCGACTGTTGATAAAGGTCGCTGATGACGGTGAAAAGCGCTCCTCGCACCTTAGAAAGCAAATGGTTTACAAAGGACTCCTCTAACATCTGCAAAAGCTCCGACGTCGTTTGGTCAATAAAAGCAAATGCAACACTTTTCAAATGTTCCTTGATTTCATCTGTGACAGAAAGTCTATTGACACAATCATTCACACCACGTCTGCACAAACGCTGGAGGAGAGGTAAAAGGTCGCGCTCGAAAAAGGGAACTTGCGTTTTGAGGTCGAGAGAGCCTTCACGCACAAGCTTGTCCAGGGTGTATGTGAACGCCCCTACGTACTCGCCCGAACGGAGGCTGGAGTACGCCTTGACAATCTCCGGTGTAGCGACTGTCGAAATAAAGCGGTCGCGAAATCCTCTTATCTGAGTCTTCGCACTTTCCTCTTCCAGCTCCATCTGCAGGAAGACGCGCTTGATGAAGTTCTCGATTTTACTGATCTGCTCGATGACAAAAAGGGACCAATCAACCTCCCCGGCAGGAACTGCAACGGTATTGGATTGGTCTCCAACAATAATGTCTATCGACGCAGCGGTTGGAGAAAGATTCTGAGACTGCTCAAGATCGTCAAAGCCGTTTGTGACAAACAGTCTGAAGCCTTTACGTATAATGCTCGTCTCTCCTGGTGAGATACTCCCGCTCAGGATTCCGAGCTGCTCATGTAGCCCCATAAAATTAGGGTAAAAGCCAACAATTACAGGACTGACTGACCCGCTCGTGAGGGCGCGAGTCTGGAAACCGACTAGACAAACGCTGTTGAGAGGGGGAATCTCAGCCGCTGCAAAAGACGAAATAGCAGGAACGTCCTCGATGATACCAAAACCATCGAGCCATTCTATGGTAAACCGTGGAGGTTTCCCCTCTTCGACCTTATAGCCAATGATCTTAGCCCAACGAAGGGCCTGCGGCTCACCATGTAAAAATCCAGCTCCGAAAAGTTCTCCCAGATCACGACTGCGCACTTGTCGGTTTCCTCCAAAGAAGTACCAAATCGCCGTTTATTTCACGAGATTTTACAAAACCGAGCGTCCGAGCAACTTCAAGTGCCTCGTTGCGGTCGCCTGAAGTGATGCGTAGTACAACAGTAAACCGCGGTGGCTTTTGCGGCGAAGGAACACTAATTTCACCTACCAAACCCTTGCTCTGCAACAACTTTTGAAGATCGTTCAAAACCTTCTCGAAAGATGAATCAAGCTCTTTATCGACCTTCGAAACTTTCACAGAAGGTGTTGTAGCTTCACTAGCTGCCTCAGACTTGTAAACAAGCGGGTACCAGACCTCCCACGGAAACCTGCCATACTTAAGATCAAGGGTTGTGGTGGCGCTCCGCCCCCAGCTTATCTCGTGAGTCACAGCATGTACATAGTAAACTCTGTTGAGCCATGGTATATAAACATTTCTACCAGGCAGTATCTCGGGGCGAAAAACGATGGTAACCTGCGCTTGTAAGCGGTTTGCCAAAAGGCGCTGCAAAACTGTGAAAGCATATGCACGTGCCGCTTCGGGCGAGCGTATATTAGGATTCGAAACTTGTATCACGCGCATACCGAAACGACGGATAATCTCGGGGTCTGCCATCATGTGATTCTGTATCATTACAGGGGGAACATAATCATACGAAACCTGTCCTGTTACAAAAACCCACGTCTTAACCTCGCTGCTATCCTCGGTAGCTGCCCACGAAATGCACTCCTCGGGGTGTATCACAAACTCCGGTTCATCAACAGAAAGATACGCTCTCACGGGGTGAAAGTGCACTATTCCTGCACCGTCGGCCCAAAGTTCCGTATTTGTGGTTCTGCAAACCTCGGCGAGCAAAGATCGGCGGGTGGCATATTGAGAAACGAACTCAGGAGGGTTGGTTCTGAAAAACTCGTTGTAAGCAACAATCACATCAGCGTCCTCTGGAGTGTCAAAGGATTCCAGATCCAAAATCTTGAGCTTGTCGGGGGTGAAGAGCTTAGCCACTTCCTCACTATGCTGAAGCTTTTGTAGCTCGATTCTGTTTTGATCGGTGCCGGTGTAAGGCTGGAACGATCCTATCCCTGAGATCAAACGTTTCTCGTAAACAATTTGAGACAGAGGTACCCAGCCGGAGAGAAAACCATACGCACCGGGGTCAGGACGTACCTTGAAAGTAACTCTTGCCCACCTTCCTCTAGCAAGCACCTTTTCAACGTCTTCAGCCAAGTCGAGGTCAAGGGCTGGGAAAGTTTCAACAAGCAACCCGGGCGTTCCTGCCGAAACCTCACCGACGATACGACTGTTAGTGTCGGGTTTGCTGTAAACATTAGTTTGAGACTTCACCTCCACGAGGGAGGCTCCGAAAAAGAGCGCTCGAACAATGTCCTGCGCTGGAACACCTGCAAACCTTGTGGTGAAGACCTGATAAACCGTTTGACCAAAATCGTAGTACGGTTCTCTACCAAAAATCCCGAGGTAATCGGGGACTAAAGCAGGATTCCGATTCATCAACGACAAGTCCGCCCAAATTAAAACATCACTGGCATTGAGGGTCACCAAATGTGTGGCTCCTGCTCTCTTGTGAGTCACAGACGTTACATAACCGGTAAAAATCGGCGTCGTCGTCCAGTTGCTGACGGCAGATGGGGATTGACTCAAAAGCTCCTCCAATGTGAAACGCCCCACCTCCTCAAAGGGCATGCGCTGAAGAGTTTGGACGTAAAATCGGTTCAGCCCGAAGACCATGATCTTGTGCATCGGTAATATCCGCGATTGTTTCGGGGCAAACAGCCGCTCCTCTGTTGTCTTGATACGTCTACCATCCTCAAGCTCGACGGTCCACCTTTGACCGTCAAAAGATATAAGATGCCCCTTGACCCAGCCACCGCTTTGTATTTCAAGTGTTTCGCCGTCAAACCTGTCGGGAGACAAGTACCAAACCTCACTCCCCACTTCAAAGGGTAATTGCTCCTCAAAAAGGCGTTCAAAAAGCAGGTGGCCTTTAGAGTCACGGCGAGCAACCCAATGGTTATGGGCGACGATACTACAAGTGCCAGACGAAGTAACCTGGGTTGTAAGGCGAATCCTAATACTTTCAACAGACTTAAGAGGGATGATAGTATCAGGATCTATGCTGTCAGCTGTCAAGTAGAGCGGCAGAGACTTCTTACCAAAACGCTCCTCGGTGGTGCCTATAGCCAAAAACGGCCAAACATAAGGAAAGGAGTGTTGTGGCGGAACTGAAGACCTGATCTCGTCAATTGACGGTACTCTTATCCTGTAACCCTTCATTTCACAAACCGCGGTGCGAACTCCCCGAATTTTTCCAAAAAGCGTTGAACCAGTGCCTCGGCACTGTGTGATACACCTACAGTCGCCTTATACGTACCCACAAACTCAAAGGAATAAGTCCACGCCCAGGGGCTGGTCTCGAGCTCTCTGAAGCTGAAAGAAGAGAAAAAACCGACGTAAATGTCGCGGCGGTATTTGAGCTGCACCAGAATTTTCTTGATCGAGTTTGCGATTGTTGTAGAGTCAGTTGCAAATGCAAGAGCTTCTAAAGCAGGCTCGGAATAAAAACTCTCGAGCTTCTTGAGAGTACGATACGCTTGAGTTTGGTAAACACTAGACTTTTCGAAGGGGTCGGAGGTTCCTGTTGCAGGAATCAAACTACCAGTCAAACCGGTGCAAGAAATGATATACGGCTCTCGTCCCCAATGATGGAATACCCAACGAGTATTTGTCATCACCCTGCTGAAGACCTTTCTACTGGTGATCTGTATCTGCTGCGGGTTCACATAAAGTGTAACCTCATCATCCCCTAAAACGCGTCTGAATGTGATCGGTTCTATGTTGTCTCCTCTCATCCTAACAACCCTTGAACTTCAGGAGTCACTAAAATACCACTAACAACTTCATCCTTGACGAAGCCGGAAAGTGTTTGCCTTCCAGCCTCGTCTAAAGCAATCGTTATGTTATCAACTCGCAGCTGCACGGGTTGAGTCAGAGGAGCTTGGGACACGCGAACACGTTCAGTCACGGTTTGTCGCTCGATAACCTGTGGCCGCTGCGCCACTTCACGTAGGGTTCTTTCAATATCCGGAGTCTCAACCGCAACACGATGTTCCACCTGCTCTCTTAAATCGACACGAGGCGGGCGCCATCTCTCAAGACGAGACACCGCATTTTCAAGGCCCGAAACTCTTACGTTGACATCCGGAGGTTGCGCTCGAGATATCGCATTACGAATCTCTTCCGCCGCGTCCTCTCCCTCAACCCTGACTCTCAAATCCCGCAAGTGTTGCAGCGCTGTTACAACCTGCGTCAAGCCTTCAGTCCGTACGGGAATCTCTGTTCGACGCAACCTCTCAGCAGCAGCAGTCGCGGAACGTTCCAAACCCTCAGTGCGTACAGGGATTTCAGTCTGCCGTAATCTCTCGATAGCTCTGTCAAGGGCGTCAGTGCGTACTGAAACAGGCGGTGGTGTTACCCTAGGAGTCACAGCTTCGGGGTGAGCAGGCCTTGGTGTAGGCGGCGGGGTAACCTGAGGACGTTCGCCCCTTGCTGGCGCCGGTTCTCTGCGCTCCTCGATCATCATCCGTAACAGCTCTTGTCCGCGGCGCTGCTCGCGAAGCTCCTCAAGAAGGCGTCGAGACGTCTCATCTTGGGGTTGCACTCTCTGTAGCTGCCCTACCAAAAGCTGCCGTAGTGTTTCGATTTCTGCGACAGCGGGCTCGTACGAGAGGGTGAGGGGGCGCGGACGCTCGCCTCTTTGTATGCGTTCGTACTCGGTGCGCACTTGCTCGAGCAAACTACTTGGTATTCTCTCGCGGACTTGCCGCAAAATGTCACGAAGAGCTGAGACGTCAACAGGGCGGATATGTATGGTACCGATAACCCGTCCCTCGCGCCCAACGAGAGGTATTTCGACCCTTTCCGCACCTCTCCTGATTTGGTCTTCGATCCTTGCTGTGATATCGGGTGACCCAAGAGCCCTTTCGAGGGCATCAGCGAGAAGAGCCTGCGCAGCGGGAGTAGGAGCACCGATAATATTCGTAACCTCGGTACGAACCTGAGGTCTCCTCTCCAAAAACTCAGTCAAAGGTGTACGCCACTCTGGGCGTACCTCAACTTCCGCAACTCCCGGTCTTGGGAGAGGTATTCTATTTCCGAGCCACCGAACACCGTGCCAAATACCCCCCACAATTTGCCGTGCAAGTCCTGGAGCTGTGCGGACCCTGATAGCGTCACCCTCTCGCGTTGGCAGGAACAAACCGTAAATCATCTCCATGCTCAGCCGTATACGCCGCAGGATATCTGTTGAATCGCGTAGGGTTTCACGTATTAAATCCTCAGTAGTCCTAAACCTATCAACAAGATCCTCTCCGCTCTCTCGCGTACGCTCTAAAGTTTGTAAAGCTTCTTCGACACGCCGAGCGAACTCAGGGTCTGTAGCGAGTCGTAACAGCTGCGGTCCTGTAAGGCGCCCAAGCATCGGGAATCCCTGCCGCGCAAGTTGTTCGAGCGCTACGCCCAAAAAGCGCGGAGGTACAATCTCTTGGAGCATTTCGTAAACTTGACGAAACGACTCAACAATCATCCTAGGAGCCATCCCAGGTGTCCTCAAGCCATAGACAAACAGTTGCTGCAAACCTCCTGTTGGCCCTTGAGAGAGGAGGCGCTGAAACTCTTCCTGCGCCTCCTCTATCGTCACTGTTGTCTGTCGCATTTCAGAAAGAATCCGCTGCACACCTTCCATACCACCGAAGATCTGCAAGATAGCTTGGGGTTGCTGCTGCAAAACACCGAAAAGCATTGTCAGCGCGCGCGGTCCCATCTCCGCAACTGTGCGTATAAGAGAGCGAGAGACATCCGCGGCTAACTGCGGGTTGAAAATAGGACTACTTCGCATCGCCTCATTCACGGACGCAACGACTGTAGCGACATCCTCGAGCGAAATGCCGAATCGCGCGTAAGCGTTGGTGAGCTCGTTAACAAGCCGTATTTGGTCCTGAACGAGTAAACCACCTTGCTCGAAAAGAGTATACATCCGCTCAAACTCGCTCATAATCTGATCAGTGCTAGCGCGGAGGCCTAGAACCATGTTTCTCCAAAGAGTTGAAAGATCGCGTAAAGAAACACCCCACGCCTTGTGGTATGTAATCAAACGCTCCATAACGGGGAAAATCTGGCTGAAATCTCGAATTCCGGTCTGAGCGACTGCCTCGATCAGTGCACGCGCTTCTTGGCGCGTTAAATAAAAGCGAAGGCGCAGCTCCTCAACGCGACCCACTACATCTCGGAAGCCCTCAGAGGTCACGCGTGCCCAGTCGCGAGAAACACCACCGCCTCTTGCAAGCTCCCGCTGCAAATCGACAAGCGTCATGTAATAGCTCTTAAGCTCGCGATATTGCCTCATGACAAAGGTCATTGCATCGCCAATAGTAGTGGGTATGTATGCTTGTCGCATCCACTGCAAAAACGTCTTCTGCGCAGACTGTATTTGCGACTCCAGGAGCTTGGCCTTTTGGGCGCTTCCTTCCAGCACGTCGCTCAGATCGCGCATCTCGCGACGCGCCGCCATCGCGACGACCTCGAGAATGAAACGCTCAACATGGGGACCGATGTTAGCGAACAACCCTGCACCTAACATTTATAGCTCCTCCAGCTGCTTCGCGATTTCACCAAAAGACTCGTTGACAACGCTCTCTTTGCCTCTTACTTCCGCCCAAAGCGTTGGATTCAACCAAGGGAGAACAAGTTCAAGCACATCGTAAACGAAAAGTTTTCGCTGACTCTCCATCGAAACGGCCCAAAAGTAGAGAATCCAAAGCCCTAGCTCTGTGGGGGTTCTTCCTCCGAAAGCTCCTCCAAACTTGCTGAAAACGACTCCAACCAATTCTCCGATTCCGGGGATGCTTCCTGTTGTTTCGAGAATTTTTTTTTGACCTCTTGAACGAGCCTCTCCTGCTCCGCTCGCAGCTCCTCGTACGCCTCCTCCAGAAGCTGCAGGGTTGCTGGTTGACATTGCGAGAGGACCCACTGGCGCTGCTCGAGGGGAGTGGGTTCACGGCCGAAAGCGAGTTTAAACTGCTCCCTTATCTTTGACGGCATTTCTAAGGGCTCGCCGTCGATCCACTCGATCGCACGAGCTAAAATCTCACGACGGAGGGCGAGAGGCCGACCCAAAGTCTGATATCTGTCGGCCTCTCTAGAGGCGGCGAGTAGTTCCTCGTCAGATAGGAGGTGCAGCTTCACGGAAAGAGAAACTTCCTCTCCGCTTGGTAACCTCCCATGTATTTCGACGATCTTCTCAGGTAGCTTAAAAAGTTCAATCAGGATTTGAGATGCTCTCATGAGCTCATCCTATATGCTCAGTATAGGACGCTTTGAAGCAACCGCATAAAAGTCGGTCAAGTTGTTGTGCTTGACAAACCTCACCTGTATTGTAGCAGTTTCAGCAACTTGTGCTGTCGTTTGATTCAACGTACGGTTAACGTTCGAGATCATGCAATCAACATAGGTGTTCTGCTCCAGAGCATCAGAGCCGGGTATATTACAAATCTCCTCGATCTCGAACGGTACCTTCATCCAGTTCAGGTCGAGGTTGCTTCCGAACGGAAAACCGAGAGCCGCTGTTAAGGGGCGTCGATAAAGAGCAATATGGTTTACTGCAATCTGCACGTCAGCGGGTGCCGGAACCATCTCAAAAGGCCACCCGCCGTTATTCGCTATGCCGCGAAGGCGCACAATCTGTCGCGTCGAAGAAGGTGTAAACGATTGAAACGTGCCTACTGGGTGTCCGTTGACCTTCAAAGTGTAAGCGTAAAATACGCGTGCCGCAGTGGGTGGGACCAAAACCTCGTTAGCTACAGGGCCGGGAGGAGTGAACTCTTCGTAACTCTCCTGTATTCTATTGTTATCATCAGCATTCCAAAGCATATGAGTCCCTCCTTATACACCAAACATGAAAGTAACGTCGATCCAATTCGCAGGCCACAGCGGAAGGAGACTGAAGGAAACCGCTATGGTCCGCGGGTCATCGCTTGTCGAAACGTCGACGTTTTCAAAACCGCGAATAATGCCGCGAGACGTCAAGGTGGTCAACATCACATCAACATAGGCGGAAACCTCACTCAGTGTCGTCGAAGAAATCAACCGCCCCACAAACTGGTCGCTGAGAAGATTCAAACAATACTGCTTGACAAAGTCCTCGACCTCGGTAATGTTACCTTCCTGAGTTTCAGCCGCTGTAAGATCGGTTGTAATCCAATGGTTGCAGTAGACGAGGGAATCGCGCGTGTAAAAAACGGTTACACCATTACCACCCAATGTAATCCGGTCCTGTTTCGAAATGGTACGCTCGAGAGTAAGACCTGAAACGATCTGGTTCGTGATGGTCTTGGACGCTTTGTCCAGGCCGCATATCTTTCCAGCTGCAGCAGCGGCAAGCAAAGTGCCATTCAATGTAAGCGTCGTCGAGGTGTAACCCTGCTTCACAGACCTGGTGATAACGTCGGGAGCGATCACTGTAAAACGTCGCGTCTCAGGGGATCCAACGTTTCTCACAAAGTTAGCCAAGCTTTGTGCGGAGGTGAGCATCGCGCTCTTGTCGCTGGCGGTTAGCACTCCGAAGAGGGCAACACGCCATCGCGCTTCAGTCGAGGTTGACGCGTTGCGGACGCTCGTGATAGTGGGTAGCACAATGTTGGTGTGATAAAATGACTCAGTGATCACTGAAGTCGTCGGCAGGACAGGAACAACAATGCGGCACTGCTCCAGAGGTACCTCATCTAGCTTCTCGATGGCGGTTTCGAAGGCAGTCGTCCAATCGGATTCCGAAAGGGAGCTGAAGCCGTCGCCCGGAAGAGGATTGGCCTCCCCGAAGTCAAGCTGTATAATTCCTACAGCAGGTGCGCCATTGGCAAAAGCCAAAGCCCCCGCAACAGAAACGAGGTTCTCAGCACTTTCTCCGCCATGGGCAAGCTGCAGGTCCGTGAGATTGTAGTACACGGTAAAGTCGTAGCGGCTTGATGGGGCGCTCGCGTAGTAGGTAACGTAAACATCATCGGTATCCGAGAGTCCTTGCGTGTTACCACCTCCGGAAACTGCAAAAGTCAGCGTCTTAGGAGAGGACGTATCATCATACGTCGCTTCAATGCTATACGATGAATTCGTACACGCTCCTCCGATCGCAGTGTCGTAGTCAAAAAGATCGTTACCGCCAGATGCTGTACCCGCGCGAAGAAGTCGTACGCAGTCATCCGGGAGGTCGATTGATGTAGTTTCGCTTTCCGCGAGATTCAGATCAACATTATTGTAGGTTGCCGTTTTGAGTTCGACGTTGGAGCCAGGGCCGATGAACACGGGGATACGGAAGCCAGGAGAAACGGCAGGTATCCCTCTGTTGATCGTACGCTCCACATAAACACCCGGTACGCGGTAATTACTCAGCATCGCTTAAACTCCTCCTTTAAAAGCCTGAAATTTCGCCGGCTAAAGCACTACAATCTGAGAAATTGTGTCCCTCCTGACCAGAATGCGGAAATCAGCTGTCAGTGAAACTGAAAGTCTCGTTATCCAAACACTCTCCTGTTCAGGAGCTCCTGGAGCTTTGCCGGCTTCTGCAACACTAATATCGTTGGAAAGTAACATCAGATAGTCGTTGTAAATTTGTTCTCTCAAAAGAGTAAGCAAGAAGGCAGCCCTGTCAGCTATGAGCTGCTGCGTCTTCTGCGAATTCGAGGCGCAAAGGAGCTCTAGGGTGAACGCACCCTGCCCGCCGCGAACCTCGTAGGTTGCACCAACCTCCCCGAACTCACCTGTAGTGTCTTGAAGTTCTGAAATCAACCCACCTATCGTGATATCAATGGCACGTCCCCTAGCGTTTTGTGTCACTATTGCAGGCAAAAGGCGACTATCCCACTCTTCGGCGTCGACAACGTGAACTTGCGGTATCTCCAGCCACTCGTAGCCATCGTAGACACGAACTGCCTCTTCAAAATATGGCTTCAACACCTTTATAATGTTCTGCCGTGCACGCCTCGTAAACTGATAAACCACTGCAAGGCCTCCTCAATTGCAAGTTTGAAAGCCTCCCTATCTAGTAAACCACTAACAACAAAGTCTACTTTCCCCCCATCAAAACCCACGCGTTCAACACGCACTCCAAAATCTTCCAAAAGAGAACCTACCCTTTGCCAAAACTCGCCTTGCTCGAAGGCTTTCAAATATGTGTCCAAAACTCCCTCAACCCTCATCTCATTATCCTTAAAAGTTGCTAGTCCAAAGGAAAGCTATATTAGGACTTACGCAGTTGCCTGCGCTTCCCTGCGTACCGCTCCGAAGAGCGGTAGAGGCAGAGCCACCAGGAGCACCCACGACCCCCTGCCCGCTGAAAGAGACTGTCGTCTCACAAACAACTTCCTGCTCTCCCCTAACGAACCCTTCGTCCCTTCCAGCGGAAGTTGTTTCTTGCCCCGCCGAGCTATGTTCCGCGCTGCCACCGCATGGCGGTTCATCCTCAACCCACAGCGACACACCAGTTCCTCTCGCCCCCTTAGGCTCTCCCCGCATACCGGGCAAGTCTGACTGGTGTAGGCGGGATTCACTTCTATCATAGGTACACCGTATACCTCCGCCTTGTCCTTCAGAAGGCGAAGAAACCTCCGAATGCTCCACTGATTGAGCAACCGACGCCGCATCCGCTTCGGCTTCCCCCTTATCCGTCCCTTCAATCCCTTGAGATCCTCTACCACCAACGCTCCCCCACAGGACAGCGCCATCCAGATTAGCCTCAAGGCGACCGCGTGCCAGAAGGCTTCCGTTTTCTGCCGCCGAAGCGCTCCGTGCTTGCGCTGTATTTTCGCTTTAGCCTTCGGATTGTGCTTCCCCCGGCATCCCCGCTGAATGCGCTTGTCGTGCTCGGCGTTCACCAGGGGAACATATGCAGTATCCAGTTTACACTCTCCGCCGGCCTCAATGAAGACATCCAGGCTTCTCTCGTTGCTGTCCACCCCAATCAGGGTCCGAGGCGCGTAAGGGGATAGGTCGGGAAACTTCAACGGGATTATCAGCCGGCTCCGGCTCAAGGTCGGCTCGCCCCAGTCGCATTCCCCCCGTGCCCATGCCTCCACATATCGCCGGTACTTGTGATGCGGCCGAAAGCGAAGCACAACAGGCGCTTTGTCCCTCGCCAAAACCCTAATACGAACCGTTAAGTACTCCCCGTCCCACTCCCAGCGGAAAGTGCTCTTGTCCACGTAAACCCAAACCTTTTTGATTCGAGGCCGCTCACTTCCCTTGTCTCCTTCTTTCTCTCCTTCCCCCTTCCTCCTCCTTTTCCTCTGCCGGCGTTGGAACGCATGGACGATGGCCGCCGCAGTGCGTGTCGCCTTCTGCGCCCAGCAGGAATGTAACTTCGGAAACTGCTCCCGAAAGGTGGGATAGAGGGCCTTCACGATGGTGTGCGTGGAAGTCTTCCTATTGTCCAGTGCCCACTTGACGGCCTGCTGGGTCATTTGCCCACAGGCGTCAAGGAGATGGTTTATCTTTTCGTTCGGCTTAAAAGTAAACCTGAGGGCTACGGTAGGCATGGTTTCCTCCCTTTCCTAAGGATACCACAACCTGTTCCGCCCGTCATAATTCCAACTTATATATAATGTGGTTTGGCTGAATAAGTTGCAGTCTAAACTTCTGGTGTAGGATTTCTGGCTCTGTGAAAGTACTGTTTTGTCGCACCGTCGAAAACTGATGTTCTGTGACCCAATATCTTAAATAACTCTCCCCGTAGCGCCGTTCAACCCTACCTCCGTAGAAGGACTCAGCGTCTACTTTACGGACGATGACATCCCAATCTCGGAGGCGTGGCTCAGGACCTGTCCACGACATGTTAACAGTTTCAACGACAATACCTAAGTCAGTGACACGCACTCGCTGTGTAGTGATAGGTACTCTTATGAGAATAGTATTAGCCGGTTTCAAAAGTTGTCTGCCGAAGTATTCTGCTGGACAAGTGTACACATCGTAGCCACCCACAATACCAGTACCGTAACAAATAGGGCATTCTCCAGCTTGCGGTCTGAACGCGATATCACTTTCAGGATCAACACACCGACACACCTCTTCGTAAGAGTACGTGATCGTATGTCCTGCAGGTGAGAAGGGAAGGTAAACATAAACCTTTTCATCCTCAGCACTGCTTGTCGCCTCACCCTTAGCGACATAGAGGAAGTATGTGCCGCCTTGAAGCTGCCTCAAAGACGGTGCACGCTCCAACTCAGTACCATCACAAAAAACGGAGAAGCGTTTCAGATGCGGACGTCCTAGCCGTTGCGAGTAGTCAACCTCACCAACGTAGACGGGTAGGGACGTTTTTTGTAGTGGGTTTTGCAGATCAGCGATCTCAACTTTCTGCGTCGAAAAATCCGAAATCACTCCGGTAACAGTTTCGCCACGCCACCTCCGCCGCAAGAGTATCACAGGTTCATGCGCCTGTCTCTGAAGGAGGCCGTTGAAGTAACGAATTGTGTCGAGAAAACGCTGGTTTAAAAGTCTCATCTAGATCACCGACCGAAAACGTTTTCCAAAGCAGGGATCATCGATAGTGGTCGTCGTATAGAAAGCGGCGCTCTCACGTGCTTGATTCCCTTCCACGGCGTCGACAATCCGATGTACCTCTTCAGAGACTTCTTGCCCTGAGCATACTGAGTCAGGAGCATTTGCGCCGGGGACATATAACCTTGTGACCTTGCAAGGGTAACAGAAAGCCCGTTGTCGTTGTAGGTGAAATGGTTTCCCGCTTCCAAAACAGAACGCGCGATGAGAGCCATTACAGCGCCACCCATAACTACAATGTTGTACGCCTCAGGAGGCAAAGTTTCAAACGTAAAAGAGGTCCAAAACGGAGGACTGCCGTTGAAATCGAGAAGCGCAAAATACAAGAAAGCGTAAAGTTCCTCATCGTCCCAATGCTCTATTGGCTCGTCCACACGGAAAAGATAAGGCTTATTGTCACGCAAAAAAAGTCTCAAACCGTCTATGAGAGTTTTAACCGTCGGAGAATAAAGGGGCGGTTCAACAACAGAAAAGTGAATCTCGCGGTTCTCAGTCTGGAAGTCGGTGAAATTAAGCTCGAAGATCGCCACATAGTCCCCCGCCGTATCAGTTGAAGAGAAACGGTAGACAAGTTGCGGGGAGTCGCCCACAGCAACCTCACTCCGTGGTACAACCTCTGTAAACGTGCCATCAACCTCAGCACGTAAAACACGAACAAATACGGAGTTCGGTATGTTCATCTCGCCAGTTTCAGGATCTGTCAGCGACAAAGTAATGACAACCTCGCCGCCTGTGTAGCAGTACGGGCGCTTACTCAAGGCCATTCAAAAACTCCTCAATCACAGCAGTTTCCTCGTTCAAACTTAGCTCTTGCGACAAAACGAACAAGTCGTAAACAACTTCCTTACCACCAGCCACATAAAGAGGGTGAAGCAGTTCCGCTAAATTATCCGCTGTGAGGGTACGTAAAAGGTCTTTCGTTTCGAAGGTTAGAGCTTTCAGCTTTCCATCGTCACATGCTTTCAATAGCTCCTCCGTCAAAGGTAAACGTTTCTCACTGCCAGGAAGAAGATGCACCACCTCGCCATCGTTCACCAGAACCAGCCTGGACTGAGTTTCGTTCTTGACAATCACATTCCTCTCCTCCTTCGTTCAATCAAAAACGCCTGCTTTTTCAAACTTTCAAGGCGCATGGAAAGCCTCTTAATCGTTTGCACAAGCTCTAGAGGTTCGAGAAAGGCTCCGCACTTGGGACAAAACCACCCATCCTCCCGCATATGTAAATCCTCATCGCACTCTCCGCACTTCAAAAACAACTTGCAAGAACCCCGTTCAAAAACAACGCCAAGGTTAAGAATTGGTGTTTGCTTAACCTCTCTTCGTACACGATCCATATCGAGGTCGCTAGGAGGGCGTAAAAGCTCACTAACAGGATTCGGACAAACCAAAAGCCCTGAGGTAAGCGCTTCTCGAAGCTTCCGCGAATGCGGCACTTCGTCAGGAAAACAAAGATCACTAAGATCGACTTCCTCGCCAGGTCTAATGCGGAGAGGAGTCCTCAAATCCTTGTGTAACAAATCGTCCAAAACAACAAAATCGTCGCTAACGTTTTTAACCTTCATCACTCACCCACCACAAGCTCTGTCGGTGAAGCCACATGAAACTTCACCATAGCTCTGCAAAGCTCTAAATAAAGTTGATCAAGAAACTGTTTCGCACTTACCTGATCTTCAAACTTCCAAATTTCAAAACGCTTGCGTATTGGATGAAACACAATCGAATGATTACACCTGAAAAACAGTTCTGAAAGGTTTAAAGCGGTCTTCGGAGGCACATAAACTGTGTTCCGAAATCTCAAAACGAGAATAAAGTTTGTTCTATTTATCAACACAGCTTTCCGCAGGTCAAGCTTGTCAAGCTCTTTACGGCTCATAGCGAACGCCTACAGGTTCAAAACGAGGTAAAAGGAAAAACTCTCCCAAACCCCTCTCAATCACCTCTAGGCCTATTTCTTCAGGCTTTTGCCCAGAGGAAAAAATAGCAAAAACAAAACCCCCGCCTCCCGCACCACAAACCTTGGCAAAAAGCGCTCTTTTTTCCAAAAAAGTGAGTACCTCCTCCACACCTTGTAAACTTTCAGGAGCGAAACTCTTTTGTATTTGCCACGCCTCTTTCAAAGAGGAAATGATTTCGTCTTGGTCCGATGTTCTAAAAGCGTCAAAAACAGCACGAGTCGCCTTTTCAAGGTCGCTGAGAAGATGCTTGCGATGGTTGAACTCGGCGTAAACCTTACTATGCACTTCCGACGATACTCGACTGTGAGTAAACACCAAAAGGGACTGCTCAGCAATAAAGTGTGGAAATGGCATTTTGAAGACATCAAAGTCCATACCCTCAAAGGTGAAGAAATTGAAGCCGCCGTACGCAGCAGCCAAGTGATCCTGCAAACCACAAAGTGCACCGGTCGCCCTCTCCTTGAGAAAAGCGCGCAACGCGATGTCACGCGCACTAGTTCTGTCCTCAAGAAAAGCAGCAACAACAAAACGTGCAGCAGAACTTCCTAAACCCGCCTCAGACGGAAGATCTTGGGTAAACGTCTTACCATCTCCCTCAACAAAGGACGAAATGGTAAAGGAGCAAACAGCACCAGGTATCTCAGCGGAAAACTCGGGTATGTCTGTCCACGCTCCAGCTAGATCCACCCTGAGGGGAGCTTTTGCTCTATTTTTTGCTTCTCCTGACTCTGTCCGCGAGCGGATCACGGGACAACCTCCTCAGCTTCTCCTCCTCCTTCTCTTCCTTTTCTATCAGCTCCACCAGCTTCTCATCGAAAATGTTAGGAGGAGCTTCGAAGGAGTTCGAAAGAAATTCAGGCTCTTCAAAATCGTACGACTCAGGCGAATCTGCTATCCTTACCAAACCTTGCGCGTAAGCCGTAGCAAGAGACATACTGGACTTGATCTGCTTCGGTTCGAAAAAGCGAAGTAGGTCAAGAGACTTGCCAGGAGGTAGTCGTAAAGGGAACCCTTGCGAGACGTTTGGTACTGAACCATAGAAAAGATCTGCAAAAATGATAATGCGTCTGCCGGGGTTGACGACATAAAGAGGCTTACCTTCGGCAGCACGCTTGTCAACCTCTTTAGCTAGTTTTTCCAAAGCCTCTATATCTCGAAAAGTAGCGTCTTCTCGCCTTTCGGTTTCGAGCATAGCACAAAACCTCCTAAAGTTTTTTCGGAAAAATTATAGGGGTGGGGTACCCATCCCTGGCAAGTGAAAAGACGAACTTTCGTTGCTTTGGCACATAAGAACTCCCTTATAATTACCAGAACAAAATCCGACAGGGAGGAAATGTCATGAGTATTCTTTCGGGGGAATGTCTCGTCGTTACTGAAAACGGTTTGAAGAAGCTTAGCTCCGTCTCTCAGGAGCGAGTTTTAACAGATGATGGTTATCGAACTATCAACATCAAACCGCTCGGTGAGGTTGGCTGTTTTTCTGTTAGGACTAAGTTTGGTTACGAGGTCGCTCTTGTCGAAGGAGAGCTCCTTGTACGCGGCAACGGATGGAAGAGGTTCAGAGATTTACCTGAGAAGTGTGAGGTGAGGTTGCTTGATGCGCGCGAAGTCACCTATCCACAAGATTACTCCTTCCCGGTTGATCCGACTAATTATAGGAGGAGACATTACGACAGTAATGGTAGAAACAGGTTACACCTCACTAAGTTTGTAAACCTTCCCGAAAAGTGGACGGAAGGGTTCGCTGAGTTTGTTGGTTACTTAGTCGGAGATGGTTACGTCGGTCTACACAACTACACCGTTTGCATCGAAGTTGCGAACAACACTCTTATGCGGGAGAAATGGAAGAGCTTTTTCGAAAACCTAGGTTGGAAGGTTACAATTGTGCGCCAATCAAGTAGCACGCGCGTAGTGACGAGCGGTAAGTCCCTTACAGACTTCCTGCAAGCTCTGGGTGTCTCGACTCGTAGGGCGAGAGGAAAGGTAGTACCTTTTTCTGTTCTAGAGGCTCCTCGTGATGTCGTCGCCGCATTTTTGAGAGGCCTTTATTCGGCAGATGGTACTGTTTTCACTCACAAGAACGCGACCAAGGCTGTTGTTCTCTCATCCACCTCTGATAAGTTAATAGAGCAGTGTCAGATTCTACTTTTGTACCTAGGTATAAGATCAAACAGAAAAAAATATGGTCTCAACTCGAGGGTTCCTCAAGGACACGAATACTCTTATGAGCTGAACTACCTTTACGTGACGTCCCACAGGAACGAGTTTGAGAAGGAGATCGGGTTTCTTGAGGGTGAGAAAAGAGAAAAACTCAAAGAGATAAACTCCAAGTATGCCGTACGTCCTTACAGACACCCTGAGTTCGACAAGTTATCCTCTATCAAAACCTTCGATATATCACCTGCTTGCGAAGTTGACGTTCCAATCTACGCCAACGGAATACTCGTCCGCTGAGACTCTCTTCAAGGAGGGGAGGGTGAGGGTAGTGATAAACTACCCTCACCACGCCTAGAATTAGACCGAGAAGGACAGCTTCATGACTCCGCGAGCATTGAACACAGTCATGCCCAAAAGCTCATACGCAACGAACCCCAGCCACAGGTTATCCGGGTCGTCTGCCGGTATAACTTGGGTATCACGTCGGAACGGCATCCACGCTAAGAACTTCGGCGGTGCCATGATGTACATCACACCGGGCGGTACCTGGTCGCTCACGTAGCAATCTGTTACTTTCACTCCCCTTGCGGAGGAGCTACTGACCACCCGTCACCGGATGGCGGGTCGACATTTCTGCCGACCTCCATGCGTCGCCGCATGGTTCGGACCATATCTTCATCTCCCACAAATGTGGGAGAGCCGGGCGCATGGTCTCTGAACCTTCCTTCGGAGATCACCCCAAAGGCTTGGCTGCTGGTTGTCTGGCGTAGCTCCATCGAGCTACCCGAGGAGGGATTTTCACTGATGACAATCCCTTCGTCAGGATTGTTTAAACTTTCTACTCTTAAGTTGTTCTCATGTGAAGGGATTCTCATCGAGTACCACTCCTATGCAACCAGACTTTCCAGCAATTCACCCGGTTTTGACACAGCCGTCGCCGGCTGAGGACTCCTACTGTTGAAGTCAGCGCCCCAGAGCGAACCCAGATACCCGGTCTCTCTGATCTCCTGGAGAGCTAACTGATCCAGAACTGTCCACTCCCAAGACCTGATGTCTCGCGTGCCGTATGCCGACATTAACACGGAAGCAACGGGAAGCCTGGTGTTTTCTAGTTGCGCGAAGGCATCGGCGAGACCAGCCTTGGTGAGAGGGCCAGGTATCGTTACCTCGGTGTGATAGCCTGCAGTCACACCAGCCTGGAAAGCAGACTCCAAAAGGCTGAAGAAGGTCAGATCCTCTCGAAGCTCGACGCCCTGTATAAGTCGATCTTTGGCACGGTCGAGAGCTCTGAACCTGCGGTTGAAGAGCTGCCTGTAGGGGACCTTCGGGCGAGCGACAATCTCGAAAGGCTCGAGCGTAACGCGCTCGCCCTCGAGCTCGATCATTGAGACAGCGCCGTCGTTCGCGATCTTAGCTGCAGGGACCTCAGGGAAGTCCTTGTCGTAAATCATGGGAACCCCGTCGGGGATCTGCTCAATAACAGCAAACTTTCGGCAGATCCCTTTATAGTCGAGCATTTCCCTGACAGGGTTGGCCATGGAGGCCGCTATCTTCCTGAGGCCCGCCTCGCTTGTGAGTGCGCGAGCGAGGGCCGCCTCTTTCTTCAGCGCCGAAGCGTACTTGCGCTGTCTTTCGGCTCGTGAGGTCATAGCTGGAGTCTGCTGAGAGGCAAGGGTGCGTGCGACTGCATTACCAACCGCCGTAGCAATCTGACTGATCGCGGATGCGTTTACTGCTTGCTGCGTAGAAGCTAAACGAGCCATTTATGATTCCTCCTTTGCTAAAGGATTTTCAATTACACCAGCGTTTGAATGATCATCCTGCCGCTGTCAGTCGGGTATCTGTTTCTCCAGTTGAAGTCGTTGCCAAACTCGTCGGACTGTATCGTGTAGGCAGAAGGCGGAGCCACAACGAAAGCAACAGGCAGAGAGTCGGCAGGTACGTCGCCGGTGCCTGGTGTGGAGTTAGAGAGTTTGCCGTTCGTATCAACATACAGGAGATCGCCGTAGTCGTAGGTCAGGGCGGTGTCGTACGGGTAGTCGTCACTCCCGTTCTCAGGGTCGCTAGCATTGAGCTCGACGACATTACCCCTCCCAACAAGGACGGCGCACTTCCCGTTGTAAATGTCGGAGTAGATGTCGTTTGCTGACCCTGCATGTCCGAGAGCGAAACCTACGAGGGTGCCACCGTCATCGCCAGGGCTCCCTATGTACTGCGTCATCTCTGCAACTGTGCCGTCGCTCTGCAACATGAGCACTTGCCCCGCGACGTAAGAGGCTGAAGAATTAGGCCTGTAGAGATCGCCTACACGGCGTCCTGCGAGGTAGCGAATTTTCATTCCCATAGTACAAAACCTCCTCTTCTTCAGCGCCATCTAGGCGCTCTGTTTTTAAAGTTATTCAGTCCAAAACTCCGGATCATCGAGTGTTCCGGTTGTGTCAATCTTTGGAGCACCGCGCGTCACAACAGGCGACTTCAAAGCGCGGGATGCGGTACGCGGGCCGCCTGGGTTGGACGCGCTCTTCACAACTTCCTCAAGCTGCTCAAGAGCGTAATCGTCGAGCTTCATGAGCTCGTCAACTTTTTCCTCAATTGCAGCCTCAAGCTCGGCCTGTGTGGTGAATTCGCCAAGAAGACCCTTTTCGGCCATCTTCTCTGCTATTATCCGTCTTCTCTCCCTCTCTAGCTTCGCAAGTCTGACCATAAGTGCCTGCTTCTCAGGGTCATTCTTCGACGCGATCTTGGAGTCGGGGCCGAACGGCGTTCTTGCTTGTTCAGCGAGGAACTCCTCTTCCTGATCAGCATTTGCCTCTTCGGAGACGGTTACTGTCTCGGGACTTTGTCGCGAGTCGCTTGAGAGCGGCTCGAGCTCTGCTTCAGCTAGTACAATCATCGCATCAGGGCCGAACTGCACGGTTGCCTCTCTAGTTATCGGATCGAACTCCACAACAGTGCCCTCCACACCTTCGTCACGGAGCTGCACTATGTCGTGAACGAGCTCGGGAGGTTCATCTCCGGTCGGCTCCCAATCGCTTGCAATCCGTACAGTGGAGCCAACAAGTATCTCCCCCGTAGATGGCGGTGTGCTTTCCAGTTCCTTGACGTCGTCGATCAAATCACTACCGTACTGCTCGCTTCTGAAAACTTCGATCGGTGCTTTGTCGTCACCGTAAACTTCACGTATGGCATCATCGTCGACATCAGTAGCAAGCACCTCGGCGATCTTCACACGGGACTCATCGTAAATCGACCACTTCTCGCCGGTACAAATAGCAACGTACCCATCCTTCTCGACTCTGGCGACTGCTTGTTTGAGCTCCTGCTGGAACTCCTTCTCCTGCTCCTTGTTGACCTCGTCGGCGATATCCTTGGAGGTCACAGCATCCGTTTCGATTGTAGCGTCCGTTTCAAGAGACGCCTCCTTATACTTCTTGGGTATACGGTCCCACGCGGTCTGAGCAGCAATCCTCTTCGCCTCCTGCTTCGACTTACCCTTCACCTTCCAGTAGTGGTAAAGGGCGGTAGCGTAGGTCTTGAGGAACTGCTCTTGGTACTTCTTCGGGAGCTGGTCGATCTTCTTCTTCAGGACCTTATCGGATTTGGCTTCCTCGAGAAGCTCTTTGATCTGTTTCTGTCTCTCTGTCAGGGCCTCAGCTTGCGTGGAGGCCTCCTTGTGCTCTTCTGATGCAGCAGCTTCCTTATACTTCTTCGGAATTCGGTCCCAAGCGGTCTGAGCAGCTATTTGCTCTGCCTGAGCTTTCGATTTACCTTTCACCTTCCAGTAGTGGTAAAGAGCAGAAGCGAACGTCTTCAGCCACTGCTCCTGGTACTTCTTCGGGAGCTGGTCGATCTTCTTCAGCGTGGTTTTGTCCTTCTTGTACTCGTCAAAAATCTCCTTGATCTGTTTCTGCCTCTCTGTCAGAGCTTCAGAGAGAAGTGTGCCAACAGTTTGTTTCAGTTCTTGTTTGAACTTCTCCTCCCTCTTCTTGGTCTCCTGCTCGCTTAACGAAACTGTCTCAGGAGACCAAAGGACGTTCGTTCCTTCCGTCAACTCAACGTCGAAGGAGTACTTTCCAGGTTTCACAGTCTGATCCTCCTTCGCGGCAGATGTGATCTTCTGAGAGGGTAACTCAGAAGACGTAGGAGGTGACTCAACCTCAGTAGGCTGTCCAAGACCTCCAAAAGGTCTTTCCGGTTGAGCACTTGGGGCTGTCGTTTTGGTCGGAGCTTCGGGCTTAGGTGTCTCACCAAGACCGAACTTCTCCGCGAGCTCTTTGCGGATCTGATCGTAGCTCGCTCCCTCTTCAATCCGCTTGCGGACGTAGTTGAGTATCTCTCTAGGTTTGGTCTCTTTGGGAGCTTCTGCCTGTCCGGTGACGAGCTTCTGCCTGTAAATCTCGCGTATTTGCTCTTTAACGTCTTCAGGAGCGTAGGGGTAAACCTCCTCAAGCTCGTCCAGCGACATGTCTTCAAGGGGTGAATTTGCTTGAGCTGTTGTTTCCATCTCGGTCTCAGGAGTTTTCTCTTCGGATTCCTCCTCAGTCGTTTCTGTGGTTTCCTCCGTAGTCTCCTCAACCGGGAGTTCTATCTCCTCAACTACATCGATCAAGTCGGCATCTTCCTGCGCCTCTTTCTTCTTCGCTGTATGGCGAGTAGGAGCTACGTTCGGGGAAACGCCTAAGAGGCGTCTCTCAAGCTCCTGCGTCTCATCATCTGTCAGTCCACGAAGGTCTTGGAACAAAGACGCAACAGTTGGGATCGGCATGTCTGGGTAACGCCGCAGGAGAGCTCTAGCCGACATCTCAAGGCGATCGAGGAAAGAGGATTTGTTCCAATCGGTGGCCTCTGCTTTAGCCTCCTCCTCTGCAGCTGTGACCTCGCGTGCTGCCTTTTTGAGCAGCTCCCGCATCTTGATCAGATTCTCGACAGGGCCGGCGAAACCGATTGCGTTCTGCTGTGCAACGTCTTTCTCTTGCTCTTTGCGCTTGGTTTCGCTCTCCTCGAACTGCGCCGCGAAGAGCGAAGCCTCGTCACCGTAATCACCAAACCAGCGCATCCACATAGGAGAGCCGCGGTACGGTTTCTCTTTGTTATAAACATCTTTAGCCTTCTCCCCCTCGGGATAGGTTGCGCTCTTCTTTAGGCCGAGCAGCTCCGCAAGACGCTCGCGCAAGGTTCGCTTGCGTTCCTGCTTCTCGATCTCGGACGAGACCTCTATCACCTTCTCAGCAATTTCGTCGAGCAGGTCCTCCTTCTGTGCTTTCTTGTAATCACCACGATCAACCGACGTATCAACGTGCATGCCACGAGGAGCCGTTTCAGGAGTGGTTGTCTTCGTGCGCTCGTAGTCCTCCTTAAACTTCTCCTCAGGATCTCCGTAGTCGCCGCGATCAACATAAGTCAACCTATCCTCGGGAGCGGGTGTCGAGCTTGCATTCTTGATCTCACCCATTACAAACTCCTCCTTTTCGCGCAAAAATTCCTCGAGAGCTTCGCTTGAGTCAAACTTCAGAAGCTCTCCGCCATCCCATGCGATCAACTCATCCTTCAGAGCAGCGACTTTAGCGGGCTTGAGCTCTTTCTTCGCGACCTTGTAGCGAAACTTCGCGTTCGGGTCCGCCGCTTCGCTACCCGGTGATATGCAAGAAACCTCAAAAAAGCGCAAACCTCTATTAAACTCAAAACAGCGACGCTGCTCCTTTTTACCGTCTGCTGTGATGACGGTAAAAACTTTGTTCTTGTAGTATCGTACGTGGTCGCAATACTCGCTTTCGTCTCTTGCAACGTTACCGCAAATCGAACAGATCGATTCGTCGCAGTTATGCACGAACACACCGTTAGCGACGTAGGTGCCGTCACTGGTCGTGAGGTTGAAAACTTCAACTGCCGCAGGTCTCTCGAAAGCAACTTTCTCAACACGCTGCATCCAGTATCCGGAATCGACTATAAAATCCTGCTCTTGACCCCCTGTGGTTGCCTCCCAACCTAAAGACTCAAAAAGAAGTCCTAACTCTGCGGAAGGCTCAATGCGCAGCAAAACCTCATCCTTGTTATAGGAGAGGGAGCTCGCTCGCGTTCTCAGCGCGAAGCAACACTGTAGTATAGCAGAAGCATACTCCCGAGGAACTGCAAGAACAGCGCTGCTCCGCCCCAGCTCGGCAGCGGCTGCGATCAAAGTGACAAGGAAGAGGCGTTTAAGAGGTTTCTCCAAGCGGCGGAGGGTTTCTGGAGTGAACTTCTCGACCGCTTCCGCAAGAGTAGGATCCGTCACTTCAATAACAGGAACAAGCTTGTCGCCGTGGAAAAGTCGCTCAGCGCCTCCAAACCTACGCGCCACAAACTTCAAATAGGTCAAACGCTGATTGGACCCTCGCGGCAGGAGAAGCACAATCGACTCCAACGTCTTGAAGCCGGCGCCTATGTACCACGCAGCGAGCTCAACGACATGGTCGGGTAGAGACAAGTCGTCGCTCACGTTCAAAGGAGACACCAAGAATTGCCCTGGTATGATATCCTCAGCGTTGACGAAGCGGAGAAGACGATCCTCGCGCACATCCTTCCAGAACTTCTGGTGTTCCGGGTCTGCTTTCTTGCTAGCGTGTACTACAATGCGGTTCGTTTCTTCGCCGCAAACGGGACAAACGCGAAAAGTCTTCGCTAACCTTCGCGGCGTGTAGACGTAAAAAGGGTGTTCAGGCGTCGCCAATATGGTCGAACACGCAGTCTCAACGCGTACCAGGCGGCCTTCAAAGGCGCGTCGGTGTGTTCGCTCGACTGTCGCAGTCCCTGTCAGAGAAAGAACGCGCTCACCTTCTTGTACATCCTTAATAGATTTTGTCGAGCCATCACTCAGCAGAATCCCTGTCTCGCCGGGGAAGCACATCACACCCATAGAAACGTCTGTGAGAACGCCATCCTCTATCTGCTTTGCAACTTTGGGGGCCTTTTTCCGCGAAATCGCCATCAAGACGTCAACACACTTCTCCTCAAAGTTCGGATAGGCATCAAGTATAATTCCAATAGCCTTTGACGGGTCGTCATTATCATGGTCGAGGTAAACTCCGCCTTTAACAAAGGTCTGATACGACTTCAAGAGCTCGTCCCACTCGAAGGCGTCGCCATTGTCGTTAGGCCCCCACTCCTCATAGGCAGAAATAGCACGGGCAACAACATAAATGTAATCGTCACCGACTTCAGCAACCGGCTTCAAAGATTCCGCTTTAGGCCACGACGCGTCCTCGATCTTCTCAGCTGTACGTATTATCTTGATGCCTACGCCAAACTTCTTAAACATTTTACCAGCTCAAACCTAAAGACAAGGCAACGCTCTTGAGGTTGTTGATATAAGTGTCATCAGCTGTCTGCAAATCAATGGAGATATCCCCTGATGCGATCTTCTCCGCGAAACCTGGTATGTAGAGAAGACAAAGGATGAAGCTCTCTATAGGGTACTGAGCTGAAGAGTTCGCAGGAATAATTAGTCTGCCCGCTACAGGAGAATCCCCAACAACTTTAAAATCAGGTACGACGATCTTTTCGTTCGTGTTGTTCGTCAAAACCATCGCAAATCTCCTCCCAAAGCTTTACGATAAAATGTCGTATCCGGGAACCAAGGATTTCTGCCCTCTTGGTGTTCCCCAGTCCAAGTTCACAAACTGTAGCGCCTTTTGGATATTATCGATTTGAGTTTGCTCTGCGGCAGTAAGAGATGCCGAGAGAGAACCATCGTCGAACTTTTCAAGAAGTCCTCGGGAGAACATAAAAGTCTTTAAGAAGCTCCCAAGAGGAAAGATGAGCGTCGACTCGGCTTTAGCAACCAATCTTCCCGCTATAGCAGCGTCGCCTGGGCTGTTGATCATCGGCACTGCAATGGTTTGCCTGCTCGAGTTAGTAATCCTCATACTTACACCTCCCGTCTTAATATCCCCTGAAAGGTCCGATGAACGTAGCAGAACCACGATCATCGTCGGAGAGCAACTGCGGTCCTAAATAAGGACTGAATGACTTGATATCTTCAGGGTAATAATACTCCTTAGGTGATGTTTTTGATTCTTGTGCCATTTGTCGTTCTTGAAGCTCCGTCTTGAGCATTTGATAAACGACAGAGAGGTCTCCGTCCTTCAACGCCTCTAAAGCAACTTTCAACTCCCAATCCTGAAGAGTGGCGGTCTTGGCTTCAACCTTCGAGAGAATCCAGTTAGCCGGCACGCGAGTTTCCTCGAACCTGCGAACCGTCAAAGTGTACGGACGATCACCCGCGCCAACAACAATGCCTTCAACTTCAGTGCCCTCTACAACGACCCTCACAGGTGTGTTAGCGTCAATAGGAAGCTCCTCCGAAATTTGCTCCCTTACCGCACGTGCGCTGAGTATCAAATCCCGAAGGTCTGTCATGAA